TATACTCCTATATCCAGCAAATTACGATGAGTTATTCTGTATATCAGTTGCGGAGGCTCAATGTGTAGGAGCATATCCAGTTACCTCCTCCATTGGCGCATTAGAGACTACCAATATTGGAACTGTGCTTGATGTGGATGCAGATAACCCATCAAATGATAAATTCTTCGCTAATACTGTGTTAGAACTATTAGAGGATAGGAACATTCTGGAAATCAAAAGAGCAAAGAATAAAGTACTAGCAAAGATTAGATTTGCTCCCGAAAATATACTTAAGCAGTGGCAAGAGAAGGTGTTTGCATGAGTGGATTAACAAAAAAAGTAAAATGTGAGTGGTGTAGAGATGGTCTTTTATCTACTGAGTTTCGGAAGAAGTATCCGCAATCTTGTCCTTGGTGTCAAGGAACAGGCGAACAAGAAATGACTGTTTATCTTCAAGATTATAAAGGAAGTTTTCATAACGCAGAGATAAGCGAAAATGGAATATATAATTATCAAGAGGATATATGGATTGGTTTTAACTGCCCTTGTGGAGAGGAGATGTCTGTTATTGATGAGGCAAAAGTTTGTAAATGTGGAAGGATTTATAGATTACAGTATACGATAGATGTCGATGAAACTCATATTGGAGAAATAGATTGGCTTATACAGGAGAGTAATAAGGAGAAATAAAAATGCGTGTGGCATGGTTATCAGATTTCGACCTCAGCGGGAGCGGCTACCTTAATCTTAGCGTACCCCTTTGTGAAGGCTTAGCAGAGAGAGGGCATGAAGTAAAGGTTGCCGCATTAGGATATAACGGAACAGAACATAATTATGACTTCTCTCTCATCCCCGCTAAAAGTATGCAGGAAGCATTAGCAGTTGCTCAAAACTTGTTCAACTTGTGGAAGTTTGATGCTTTTGTAGTAGCTCTTGACATCCCGATCCAAGAGCAAATATTACATTCCATGATGCAGAAACCTCCATTCAAGTATGTTGGGATTATGCCAGTAGAAGCCGATCCACTTTGTTTGTCTTGGGCAATGGCTCTGATGCAAATGGATAAAGTATTTGTTATCTCTCAATTCGGAACAGATGAAGCAAAGAAGGTTGGCATTGATGCTGAACACATCCAGTTGGGAATTGATACAAATGCCTGGCGAATGCCAGAAGTGAAGGAGCGTAAAAAGATTAGAGATGTGATGGGATTTGAGGAAGATACTTTTGCCGTTCTAACAGTAGCAGATAATCAGGAGCGCAAGAATTTATCTCATGCGATGGATGTATTTGCTAAGTTCGCTGAAAATAAGTCTAATGCTAAATATGTATTTGTGACCAGAGAAAACAATCCTGTTGGTTGGAGATTGCGGGATTATGCACGAGAACTGGGGATTAGCGAGAAAGTTGTAATTTTTGAGCGTGGGATGCCCTTCCCTGAATTATGGGCAATTTATGCTGCATGTGATATGTTCTTTCTCTCTTCAAAAGCGGAAGGTTTAGGGATGCCTTTATTAGAGGCAATGGCGGTGGGCTTACCAATCATGGCAACAGATTGTACCGCAATCCATGAAGTTCTGGATAATGGTAGAGGAATATTAATAAAGTATGATTACATCCATCGTGATCCATTTGGAAATGGGAAGCGATACTGGATTGATCGTATGGATGCTTTAGAGAAATTGGAATTCATGTATGAAGGAAGATTTGGTGTAAAACTTGGGGCGGCAGTAAAGAAGGCAAGAAAATATGTAGAAACTAGGACTTGGGATATTGCTGTTGAGCAGTTGGAAAGCGGATTGCTGAAACTTGTTGAGGAAAAGAAAGAATGAGCGTGTTCGACTGCTTTATGTTCTCAACTGAGTTGGACTTATTAGAAATCAGGCTTCACGAATTATCAGAAGCCGTTGATTTTTTCGTTCTAGTGGAGGCAACTAAAACTCATTCTGGAAAGGATAAGCATCTTTATTATAAAGAGAACCAAGACAGGTTTGCCAAATTTAGTTCTCGTATCCTGTACGTTTGTGTAGAGGATATGCCAATGACTAAGACAGAAATTAATGCGGCTCTGACCTCACAAGATAGACATTGGATTGAGAGCAAATATCAAGAGGAAGATAATTGGGTACGAGAGAGATTTCAACGAAACGCAATGATGAAAGCATTGAATGAATACGCTTCTCCTGATGATATTATTATTATTGGTGATGCAGATGAAATAGTAAGACGTTCTGTAATAGAGAACTTGAATTTGTGTGAAGGCTCAAATGCAGTAGAGCAAACATTGAATACCTATTATGTCAATTGGCAATGTACGAATATGCCTTGGTGGGGCAGCAAGATAATTAAGCGTAAGTTTCTGACTGATGTTGTTACCCCAAGTGAGGTAAGATTTCATACCCCCGCTTGTAAATATATTTATAATGGCGGATGGCATTTTGGCTTTTTAGGTGGAGCGAAAGCAGTAAGGAATAAAATACAATCTTATGCTCATCAAGAGTTTGCTGTTCCAAAGGTTTTGGATTTGGTAGAAGGCAGACTTGCGGAAAGGAAAGATGCGCTTGGTAGACAATATGAATATAAGGTAGTACTGCTTGATGCTCACTTTCCGCAATATCTGTTAGACAACCAAGATAGGTTTTCACATCTTATATACAAGGGGCAGCAATGAAATATCCAGATGATTATATAGATAAAATAATTTGCGGAGATTGTCTTGAAGTAATGAAAGACATTCCAAATAATTCTATAGATGTAATTATTACTGATCCTCCGTATAAAAAAGAGTTTGAGCATTTATATGAAAAAATGGCAATTGAAGCAAAGCGTATTTTAAGGATTGGTGGTAGTTTATTAACTCTATGTGGACATTATCAACTTGCTAGAGTTCTACCTGATATGGCTAAACATCTTAAATATCGCTGGATCATAAAATTAGATCACCCAGGCGCACATGCAAGAATGTTAATGGGAATTGAAGTTACTTGGAAACCTATGTTATGGCTTGTCAATGAAAAGTTTTCTCCTTCTAGAAATGTTGTAGATAGTGTAATATCAGGAAAACGAAGTAAATCTAATCATCCTTGGGAGCAAGATGAGGATTATGCTAGATGGGGAATTGAATATCTTACGGATGAAGAACATATAGTTCTTGATCCATTTGTGGGATCAGGAACTACTTGTGTGGCTTGTGCAAAAACAAATAGACATTATATAGGAATAGAAAAAGAAGAGAAGTATTGTGAAATTGCTAGACAAAGGATAGGAATATGAAATTATCTGATTTATTTAAGAGATTAAATGCAGAAGGGGTTATATCTGTTAGTCACGAAAAAGATAGGGCAGCAATAAAATATAGCGTGATTTTGGCTGTAAAAGAGTATGAGGAATTAGAAAAGAAAATTAACAAAAAGAAGAAAAGTCAATGAACATCGTAACGAGGTTTTCGCCTACAACAAACGGAAATCTTCATCTAGGTCATGTGTACTCTTTATTAGTCAATGAGCGGCTTGCTCATAGTAATAATGGAACATTTGTTGTTAGATTTGATGATGATAGTCCACCGGCAATGGCATTACCTGAAAAACAAAGAAATAGAATTGTTACTTCTCAATGGGAAGATATTAGATGGTTGGATTTGCTTGTTGATGAATGGCAATGGCAAAGTAAACTTCATAAGGATGTTTTAGCTAATCTTGAATTGATTGGGCATGAATATATGAAAGATACTGAGGAAGATTATCATATTCTTCCTGTTCATGTGCGTATGCTTGGAACTGGTTGGTTGCCTTATCCTTATGTACCTCAACAGACCGCAGAGCGAGTTATGATGGATCACATGATTGGTACAACTCACATAATTCGGGGAGAAGAATTTTTTAGTGAGTTTAGTTTATATTCTTATTTTTGTGAAAAATTCAATTTTAAAATTCCTAAATTCATTTTCTTGCCTAGATTAATGGGGAAGAATGGCGATATTTCTAAAACTAATGGTGGATATTCATTAGCAGAGTTTAGAGGGGAAGGATATTCAGCGAATGATGTGAAAGATTTAATTGCTAAAGCTGTGCTTTATTATCCTACTAATGGATGGGAATTATATAATCTACGATCTAATCCTAGAATAAATTTATGAAAAGAATTATAGGATTAGCCGTTATCAACCTTGCCTTAGTTGCTGTATTGGGAATAATTACCCCATACTTTCTGACTAAGGCAAACTTTATTGTAATGGTTGATAACATGGCATTAGAAGCAGTCATTCTAGCTGGATATACTTTACTTTTAGTAGGTGGATATTTTGATTTATCCGTAGATGGAATAGTTGCCATTTCTGGTGTGACATTGGGACTGATAATAACTGTTGGAATAAGTTGGGTGCTTGCTTCTTTAGTAGCGTTAGCGATTGGTATAGGAATTGGGCTATTCAATGGCATCATTGTTTCCAAATTCAAAGTCAATGGGCTGATTGCAACACTCACAACTTGGTGGATTTGTATTGGTTTTAGTTTAGGATTGACCAGAGCGTTAGCACCATATAACTTTCCTGATAGTTTCCAGATGCTTGCACAAGAACGGATATTTGGGTTTCGAGTTTTAATAATCTATGCAATTTTAGCGGTAGTGATACTATCTGTAATACTACATTTTACTAGGATAGGTTCACGTATTTATGTGAGTGGGGATAATAGACAATCGGCAGAGTTGATGGGAATTGATGTAGTGAAATTGGGCATTATACTTTATACCTTAGTGGGTTTATTGGCAGGTTTTGTTGGTATAATGATGGCAAGCCGTTTAGATGCTGCTAGTCCTGTTGCAGTGGATGGGATGACACTAAGAGTAATAGCGGCAATAGTTATTGGAGGAGGTAGCCTATCTGGAGGAAAAGGAACGATCATAGCAGGTTTACTTGGATTGATTTTGATGCACATTCTGAGTAACGCAGTAATACAATTAGGGGTATCCCCATATTGGCAGAAAGCCATGTTGGGTAGTGTCTTATTAATAGCAGTTCTATCAGAAAAACTAAATCTAAAAGGAGTATTTAAGTAATGAATATACATTCGTGGAAAGGTTTTATAGCTTTAACTGTTTTGATAGCAGTAGTAGCGGGGGCGGTTGGTGGTGCAATTCCTTTGGTTACAGCGAAGGTTTTGTACACACCTGAATCGGTTGCGGAAGTTGTTGAGGTTGTGGTAACTTCCGAACCAGCCCCAGAAAGAGAAGGTACTTATTACTTCTTGGCAGGAAATAATGCTGATCCATTTTATGTTACGGGTGTGAAGGGCTTTAATGAGGCCGCTGCATCTGTTGGAATGAAGGCAGAATTTGTTGGGCCAATGGACTTGAATTTAGCGGAACAAATGAAAACCTTTGAAGCATTAGTTGCCAGTCCCGAAACTAAGGGCATTTTCTGGTATCCAATGGATTTCAACGCCGGAGAGCCTTTTGTAAAAGCGGCAGTTGATGCAGGTATCCCAATGGTAATTGGTGCTGCTGATAGTCCTTTCAAAACTCGTAATGCTTTCATTGGATACAATAACACTGTGTTAGGTCAACAGGCAGGTGCTTGGGCGGCTAAGTTGATTAATTGTAAAGGCGAAGTTGGTACAATCTCTGTCAATGGTGCTAATCTGGACGAAAGAGTTGCAGGTTTCAATGAATACATCAAAAGTGTATGTCCTGATGTTGTAATTTATGAAAGGGCAACACATGATGGTTCTGCGACATCTGCTGCTGCAACAATTGAAGCATATCTTGTTGCTCATCCTAATCTTAGTCTGTTGTGGTTTGCTGATGGTGGAGCAGGGCAACAAGCGGGATTGTGGAAAGATAAGCAAGCGCAGGGCATCAAGACTTTGTTCCTGGCAACTGACATGCCTCCAGCGACCCTCCAAGCCGTTAAAGATGGTGTGTTTACAGGTTCGGTCGCCCAAGATACCTATACAGAAGAATACTTTGGGGTGATACTTCTGGATGAACTTAATAGGGGGCATAGAGTTCCAGATACAGTATATTTATCGGTGCTGCTTTTAGATAAGACTAATGTAGATATGTATATTGAGAAGTAAATAAAATGTTTTTACTCTTCGCTTTCTATCATAATGAATAGTATTGGGGTATAATATGATAGAGAGCGAGGTAAAAATGGAAACCGGAAAACTAGAGACGAAAGAAGAATACAAAACCAGACGACATATACAGTATCTTAAGGCAAGAGCGAATGGAATGTCATGGACTTATCATAATAAGCCTTTAACAGACGAGCAAAAGGAGAAGAAAAGATTATATGATTTAGAATATAAAAAAGCACATGCTGAGAAAAACAAAGAGTATATGCGTAAATGGCATAAAGAACATTATGAAGAGGAAAAAAGAAGTTGGCAAGAGTATCGTAGAAATAATAAGAAACTCGCTATTGAATATCTTGGTGGAAAGTGTGTAAAGTGTGATGGAGTGTTCCATCCTGACGTTTATGATTTCCATCATGCAAATGGAGACGAAAAGGATATATGTGTGGCAAAGTTGTTAGGAAGGAAATTTAGTGGAATAATAAAAGAACTGGATAAATGTATTTTACTTTGTGCTAATTGTCATAGGATTGAACATGCACAATATTAGGAGATAAATAAAATGGAAGGAAAAATTTTACAAATAATGCCGCCTGATAATTGGTATGCATCATATTTTATTGATGATGATACTAAGCCGACTATAGTACGAAAATTAGTGTGTTGGGCGCTCGTACAATATGAGGAAGAGGCTATTGTGGAGGGAATGATTTTCTCTATAGATTCAGATTGTGTTTGTATTGCGTCAGAGGAAAGCCCATTAAAAGGCTATTACTTCAACAAGTATTATTATGATGAATCTTAATAATGACCTTGCTGAGATTGCGTAATATCTCAAAGTCCTTTGGAGAAATAAAGGCTCTCAGTAATATTGACTTTGAAGTAAGTAGCGGTGAAGTGGTTGCCCTGCTAGGGGATAATGGAGCAGGGAAATCCACTCTCATCAAAATAATCACAGGTTACTATCAGCCCGATAATGGTGGAGAAGTATTCTGGAAAGATGCCAAGATTGGTAACTTAACGGTATCAAAATGTAGAAATCTTGGTATTGAAACTGTTTATCAAGAGAGGGCATTAGCAGAACAACAAACTATCTGGCGCAATATCTTCATGGGCAGAGAAATAGTAAATCGACTTGGGCTATTAGATATAAAGATGATGCAAAGAGATACAAAGGATTTGATGGAAATCATGGGATTTACTTCAAAATCAGTGACACCAAATAACATTGTGCAAACTATGTCTGGTGGCGAAAGACAGGGCATAGCAATCACACGGGCATTACATTTTAATGCTGAATTAATAATCTTAGATGAACCAACAATGGGATTATCTTTATCTGAAACGAAAAAAGTCTTAGAATTTGTGAGGCACATTAAAGATATAGGAAAGTCTTGTATCTTCATTAGCCATAACGTATTTCATGTCTATCCAATTGCAGATAGGATAGTCGTTCTAGATAGGGGAAGCGTTGCCGGAGAATTTCAACGTGGTGAATTGACTTTAGAGAAATTAATAGATCATTTATATCATGTAGCAAAAACAGGAGCGTTACAGTGAACTTTCTTGATAAAAACGAATTCTTATTGCTTATGGTTCATTGTGAGGATAGAGCAAATGGCTTTGAGAGACAACACATTCTTACAATTCCAGAGCGCACTAAACTAAGAGAGGTGGGCATTCAAACTGCTCATGAGCAGCCATCTTGGGCATCTATTGAGCCGAGACAAGGAGAATATAATTGGGGCTACTTGGATAACATTATTGATAGAAACAGGCAAGCAGGATTGAAGTCTCTCATTCAAGTTTCTGGTTGGCGCATACCAAATTGGGTTCCTATCGATTGGCGACCCAAAGCATTACAGGGAACTTACCATGATGATATGCTTTCCATTTGGAATGAAGAAGCACAATGGTATAACGATGAATATTACCGCCTGTTATACAATCGTTACAATGCCCCCGATATTATGTGGTTCTTTGGTGAGTTCCAAGGTGGAGAAGGTGTAATTCCTCCAAGCCAATGCTGGCAGGATAGAGCAGCAATCGAGAATTATAAAAGCGTTTATGGCTCTGATGCTATGCCTGATATGGCAAATCCTGAGACAATGGATTGGTTGGGCAAATCTTGTCTGCGGCACGTATTGAGAAAAAACGCTATTTTACAGTCGAGATATAACGAAGTCTGGTCTTGTCTGCAAAGGTTGATGGACAGGTGGTCAAAGGCTTACGGTAACTTTATACATCCTGAATTATTACAAGAGTATCGTAAACTTTATCCTGATGGAAATATTGCGTTACTTCAATATACTTATTTTGATGATTCACATGATCAAGATTGCCAAGACTTTGTAGATTATCTTGTTGACATTTCTCAAGCTGAAGTAATAGTTGAGGCAATGTTTTGTGCTGGATTGCCTGTCACAACTCCCAAGGCGATTGCCAAAGGTTTTAGAGGTCAGATTGTCCAACCAGCCAATGCAATAGAAGGCGAAGCCTTTACACAAGGAATGGTAGATGCTATTAGGAACTCTCATAATCAATGGGTGGAGAGCAGAGGATGAAGAAGATTAGGGATGGAATAGGCGGAGAATTGACCGCCGAAATATTTGAGACTTGGTATCCTGACAATCCAGCACTTATATTGCTTGACTTTGTTATGTCCGATTTAATTACGTTATTTGTAGTTGTAAAATTAAATGATACGGATATAGCGATTTCTCATATAACTAAAGAATATGCACATAAGCTGTTAGATGAATTCAAAGTTTTGAGAGGACAAATATGAAAATCGTCGTTTGTGTGCGGGCTTTTAATGAGCAAAAGAATATTATTCAGTGCTGCAATGCTTATCCATTTGCCGATAAAATCTTGATTGCGGATGGTGGATCAACTGATAACACAGTGTCAATAGCTAGGCAATTTTCAAGAGTGGAAATAAGATCATACCGAAATAAGGTGGAATGTAAAGGCGGCATTTGGCGAAACCCTGATGGAGCGCACATCAATTTCCTTCTGGATTGGGCAGATGAGGAAGGAGCAGATTGGATAATTGAACAAGATTGTGACCAACGACCAAATAGATTTCTCAAAGAAGATGCCAGAACAATTTTTATGAAATCAACTAAAGATTTCATTATGGTTACTCAATTATATCTGTGGGGTAAAGATCAATACTTCCCTGATTTGTCCGGATTTCCAAATTGGATGCAAGGATTATGGGCATGGAGAGCAAATACCAGACTTCGAGTAATTGATAAAATGCCTCACTTTGAGTTTAGTTTAGACGGTGTGAACTCAATTGATATTAATGATACTGGTAGGACACAAAATATATTGCCTCCATATTGTTTTATGCACTTTGGTTGGCAAAGTGAGGAACAAGTAGAGGCGCATTTGAAATATTATAGAACTTCTGAATTGATACCTAACATGAGTCATCCACGTTTGTTTGGAGGAAGATTAGAGCCGCTTCCTGATTTTGCAATAGAATAGGAGATATAAATGAGTAAAAGAAATAGAAAACAGCAGACTGTCAAAGCAAAAACTATTACAATTTCCAATCCAAAAGATTTGGTTAGCATAGTAATTCCAGTTTACGGCAGGTTTGATTTGTTATCACAATGTTTAGATGCTATTCCAGAAGCGGCAGGAGATTTGCCATACAATATTGTTCTGGTAGATAACAATAGTCCAGAGAAAGAAGTAGCGGATAACTTCTATAAAGATATATCGGATAGTCTACAAAACGTGTATATTATCCGAAATAAAGAAAATATGGGATTTCCGTATGCCTGTATTCAAGGAACGAAACGCAAATTTTCTCCTTTGCTTTATTTTCTAAATTCAGATGTAATCTTACAAAAAGATGCCATTGTCAATCTTGTCAAAGCATTAGATGATCCTAAGATTGGTGTAGTTGGAACTAAACTATTATTCCCTGAGAACTGCTTGGATTTGAAGCACGAGATTAGACCTGCTGGAAAGGTTCAGCACGTAGGATTATGTACAAATATTCGTGGAGATTTCTATCATGTGTTTGTAGGTTGGTCGCCCGACCATCCAAAGGTAATGAAAGTGTGGGAAGTATATGCTGTAACGGGCGCAGCAATGATGACCCGTAGAGGACTATTTAATAAGATTGGAGGCTTCAATCTTGCTTATGGTCTTGGTTGTTTTGAGGATGTAGACTTTTGTTTATCAATACGAGAGTTAGGGTATAATGTAATCATTGAGCAATCTGCTATTGGATTTCATTATACAGGAGCAACGGCAGAATATTATAAGATGCCTTATCCAATGGATCAAAATAGGCTGATTTTTATGAGTAGATGGGCAAGAAACTTAAACTGGACTGAGATGAACCATTTATGACAGACGAACAAGAAGAACAGAAAAGTTATATTTTGGTAGCTTTCAAAGAAGTCAATTCTGTAGAGATGCAGATAAACTTGATGAATGTCTCTCCAGCACAAGTCTTGGCGGTAGTTGGTATGCTGGAAGTCAAGGCTAAAAATGCCTATATCATGCAAGAGAATGAGAGATTAGAAAGGGAAGCACAGATGCAGATAGCACGACCAGCGGATAAAATTATTGTAGGAAGATAATGGCTCATACTTTTGATACTAAAGTAAAAATACCAGCGGCAGCGAACGCAACAACTGCCGCTAATCCGTCTACCGGTACTTTTACTTGTGGTGTAGATACTACTCTTCTTACTCTTGGTCTTATCCATGCTACTGCTACGGATAGAGGAGGCGGTGCGCCTACTTATAATAATATAGCCATGACAAAGGCAGATATAAACCGTTCTGCCCCCGTCTCTCCAGAAGCTGAAGCCGAACTTTGGTATTTACTCGATCCTCCTACTAATCAGCCTTTATTAATATCCGTTCCTAATTCTGGTGGATTAGCAATGGCTATTTTTGTATCCAGTTATAAAGCTCAAGCTGGATATACATCAGTTTTAGATGTTGCTGCTGGAACGGGAAGTACAAGCGCAAATCCATCTGTTAGATTAGTAACAACTGCAAATGGAGATGCAATTATTGGTGTTGTGGCTCATGGCGCAAATGCTTGGTTGCCTACCCGTCAATCTGGCACAGTAATTTATAATACTGATCCTAGCACATGGGGAGGCGGCGCACAATATATTCTTCAACCTACTGCTGGCGTAGTATTATTTAATTGGACACAAGCATCCGATGATTATGGAGCAATAGCAGCCGCCTTCAAAGAAAGTTTATTACTAATACTAAAAACTGTGCCAGATATAGGAACAGGAACAGAAGAATTAATATTATCAACTGCTCTACCTAATAATCCACCTTTAGATATAACCAGCAAATATTCAATTATCAATAATACTCTTACTAGAGTAATGAAAAATAATGTAGAAGATAAACTTGATATTGAAATTGGGGATATTACTAATATCAATAGTTTTCGCCCGAAATTCAAAATCAAGAGATGGGATGATGAAGTTAATTTCTCTTTGCATTTCGATGTAGCCACTCCTGGTAAAGAAGATGTTCTATATAAGGGAGAGAAAATTATTTGGGCAAAGAATAATTATCGTGTGATCTTTTATGATAAACCAGATGCTTCAGATAAAGGTGGTTTTGAATTTGAAATAGAAATACCCAATAAACCATCAGTCAATTCTCTTGTTCTTCCAATTACAACTAAGGGCTTGAAGTTTTATAAACAGCCTCCATTACCTCAATACTTATTAGATCGTGGCTGGTATATGCCTGAGAATGTCATTAATTCTTATGCTGTTTACCATGAAACTAAAAAGGACTATATTGAAGGACAGAAGAATTATGGAACTGGTAAAGCATTTCATATTTATCGCCCCAAAGTTACAGATAATTTAGGAACTTGGGTATGGATAGATATAGATATTGATGCTTTAGCAGGTACATTAACTCTAACTATTCCGCAAAGTTTTCTTGATGCTGCAATTTATCCTATTGTCATTGATCCTACATTTGGTTATGAGACAGCAGGCTCTTTTGCAGGTAATACAGAAAATTTATACGTTACCGGAGGCGGCACACCAACGGAAGCAGGAACGGTATCAAAACTTACGGCACGTCTTGAAAGTACATCTGGGAGTAAAAATTACAAGGGTGGAATTCATAATAATAGTCTGGCTAAACTTACGAATGGTGAAACAAGCGTAGTTTCTGTTTCAACTGTAAATTGGTATGATCTTCCATTTCCAGTACAACCTTCAGTAACGGCATCGAATTTCTATTATTTGGGAATACTTAGCGAGGCCGGTGTTGGAAACGGCAATATTTATATAGATAATGCTGGGGACTACGGATATGGAGAAACAGCATCCACTTATCCAACAATTCCCGATCCAATTAATGACTTCTCTATTTTCTTCTTTGTATCAGTTTATGCTACTTATGGATCGGCGGCAGTAACAAAAACTGTGACTGATACTGGAGTGGGAACAGATGCTAAGCCTACTTTATCGGCAAGCCTTTCTAGATTAGATACTGGCGCTGGAAGCGATAAAACATCTTTATCTGCCTCATTGACGACAACAGAAATAGGAAGTGGGACAGAACGACCATCATTATCTGCTTCTCTAACTCAAAGAGAAACAGGATCAGGTTTAGATATTACTTCTCCTCCATCTGCTTCTTTGTCTCTAAGTGAAATATCAACAATTACAGAAACATTAGCTCAATTAGCATCATTGGGATTGATAGATGTTGGAGCGGGTATAGATAGTTCCACATTAGCTGCTTCTTTAGGATTGATAGATGGAGGATTGAGCACAGATTTTCTTAATCTATCTGCATTGAATTATATATATGAACTTGGTAGAGGAAATGATACGTTAGCAGAATTGCTTGCCAGTCTTGGAATAGCAGAAGGGGGTAGTGGGGGCGATATGTTATCTCTACTTGCTTCTTTGTCTTTAGATGATGTTGGAAGCGGTTCAGATGATATTAGCATATTAACTGCTCTATTTAAAACTATTCAAGATACTGCATCTGGAATTGATGGAGTAAGCATTTCTGCAAGTTTATCAGTTATTGATCTTGGAAATGGACAAGATGGATTAAGTATTCAAGTTACATTATCTATTTCTGATGAGGGATTGGGGACAGATGATGTTTCTATATCTAAGCTTGTTGCAAATCTAATTCAAATATTAGACTTAGCTGCTGGAATGGATGGAGTATCAATCTCCGCATCTCTAAATCTTCCAGAATTGGGATATGGAATTGATGCTCAATCAATTGCCGCACAACTTACTAATTATGATGTAAGTATTAACAACGATGGGCTAACAATTCAAGCAAGTCTGTCAATTACTGATACTTCTGCTGCTACCGATGCAATAAGCATACTCGCTGCAACTATTAAGATTGTTCAAGATTTAGCATCGGGAAATGATTTTGTAGGACAGATTTCAGCTTCTCTATCATTAGATGATACAGGAATAGGAACTGATGCTTTAGGACAACTTCTTGCTTATTTGATGGTAACTGATATTGGAACGGGAGTTGAAGTTGTAGTCAAGTATGATTTGACATTACGCATTGTCAAAATATCGTTTATAATAAACAAGAAAGCAATAACATTTGCAGAATTGCAATCACATAGAATAGGATTTTCATTACAGACAAGAGAAATTGATTTTAGTTTAGTTTCAGGAGGTTAGACATGCAGGATACAGCGCATTATAAATCAGTATGGGTTATTCGGAAGTATAACAAATACGAAGATTATTTGAATGGTAATCGCCCTTACGAGATTTCAGAGTTTGAAGGTAACATGCTACTCAATGAGGGCATCACCAGACTTCAGAACCTATTAATCGGTGGCGGTGGAACTACCTTTGCTAATGCTAATGCTTGGTTAGGCGTTGGAACTTCTAGTGGTTCTGCTGGTGCTACTCAAACAGGTTTATCTGGTACTGCTGCTTATCGACCAATGGAAGCTACCTATCCTCAAATTGCTTCTCAAACTACTACTTGGAGATCAATTTTTGATGGAGCTAATGGTAATTTCCAGTGGCAAGAATTTACTGTTTCTAATGGTTCTGGTAACTCTTCCGAGAATTTGAATAGAAAAGTATCGGATCAAGGCATTAAAGCATCTGGAACTACTTGGACGCTTGATTTGCAGATTACTTGGAGCTAAACTATGGCTTCTGTCAAGGAAAAAAGTCTTGCTTTCTTGACTGTTTCCTTTTATGACGAAGATAATGTACTTGCAACCCCAACTAGCGCAACATGGGAAGTACATGATAAAGGTGCGGGAACAGTTATGAAAGCTGCAACGGCGATGACGCCAATAGCCTCCACGTATGAAATTGAACTTGTTTCATCTATAAATGCGCTTGTAAACAGTAGCAATATGGAGGAAACCCGTGTTGTTACTGTCAAAGCTAGTTTTGGTACTGATAAAGAAGTCAATGATGAATATGAATACGATGTCGTTGGTCTGGAATATGTGCCATGAATGTATATCCATATTCATCACCTATTATAATGACCGATACGATCTTCAATTTGTATGGCGGAGATACAACTTTAGGTAATAGTCAACAAAGACAGATTGCATATCTTCTTGCTGAAAGAGCCGCCAGTGAAAATCTAAGGACATTTCTAAAGCCTACTACGGTAACGGGAACATTTTCTAGGGCGACTTCTTCTATCATATTAGAACATTCCTATATAAATTATGTAACAACCGTGAGATTTATAGATACAGAGGAAAGTATTTATTTTACGGCTTCTGGAACTTCAAGCGAATATTTCTCGTTGAGAAACGATACTTATGGCATAGTAGATTTGCATTATTTGGTTGCAAATTGCAATTGTCATCATGGAGTTCTGACATATCCATATCAAGTACAGATTGTTTATAATGCTGGTTTCAATACTGGAACATCTCATCAACCCAATGTATTGATGGCTCTATCAACCTATGCAACCATTATTCTAAATGAAATGATCGGTTATGGTAATGAAGCTCCTGGTGATGTTGGTGTAGAAGAATTTTCTTCTCAAGGCTATCGTGAAGTTAGACGCCTGAAAAATACCGATTTTGGCAGTTCTCCAAAAGCCATTTTCGCTAACCGATTGCTTAGAGATTTAAGACGATATAAGTTTGTGGGATTATAATGACCCTTGCTGGAAATAATGTAAAGGTAAGACTTTTCCGAATTAACTACTCCTCCGATAACACAGTTGGTGGAGCAGTAGTTACTGGTACTGCTATTGGTGATTATCCAGCTAGATTGCAAGCTAATCCAGAAGAGCAATTGTTATTGCAACAAGGATTAGAAACCGAAAGAACCTTCAAACTCAATTTAGTTCCTGGCTATTTGGATATTAGAGAGCGGGATGAATTAGAAATAATTCAGCCAACTGACCATGTATATTATGGTCAAAGATTTAGAGTTAGAGGGGTAACTTATTCCAGTATGAATAAACGTGATCCGAGGAATTATATGTCACTTACTCTTACCAGAGATGTGAGGGCGCATGATAGGCAATAACATTCAAGCTGCACTAATAGAAGTTGCAAGAAGATTGATGGCAAAGATGACAGCAAGAGTAAAACAAAACAATTTGCCTGATATTATCAATCAAGCCACGTCCGCCAGTCAAGTTTCTATGAGTGGTAATACTTATTCTATCTCTGTGAGAGTTGACTTGGGAACTGCGCTAATGGCAGCAGCATTTGAATACGGCTCTGGTATTTGGGGCGAAAGTGGAAAGAAATATAAAATCTCTCCAAAAGAAGGAGAAGCGTTAGCATTTGAATATGAAGTAGGTAAAAATATTCCTAGTGACATCCAAGGTCTTGCTGCTAAACCAATTAGATACAGCAAGAAAACGGGTAAAGCAATATTCAAATATGTCATGCACCCTGGAGTTAGAGAAAGACCTTATATTGCACCATCAGTGATAGAAAATAGAGTGGATGCTAAGCAACTTTTGAAGCGGGCATTCATTGAATCTGTTATAGTTCGTGGCACAACAAAATATGAGATAAGGGTAATGTAAATGTTGCGAAACGATCAAATTCAAGCCGCACTTATAGCAAAGTTGAAAGCTAATACTACTATCGTGGCTGAATTGGCTAGTTCTGCTGATATAAAAGAAGATCAATATCAAGGTACGGAGTTCAATTATCCTGGTGTGAGAGTTCAATTGAATAGCAATGAACCTCTTACACAAGATGCCAATTGCCCACATACTAGAATTGGTCTAAGCCTTCTAGTGTTTACAGAGGAGGACAACTCACTTGAAGCTGATAGAATTGCTGGTATAATACATAATGAATTGCACGCACAGCAATTCACAATAAATGGGATTGCAATTAGTCTGCATACGACTAACTTAATTCCAGCAATAAGGAGCGACATTAGAACTTGGAGATCACAGATTTTGATGTCAGGAATAGCAAGCGGGTAAAGGTAGAAACTGAACCAACCGTCCAATTGCGAGAGACAGTAAGAATAATGCTTCTACATCCTGGTAAGGTTAGATATACTGGAACGATAACTGGTCAAAGATATATTTGGGATGGAGCAGGAACAGTTATCGAGGTAGATAAAGAGGATGTNGTNGANTTATTGAAAAAGAATTCCAGATCATGTTTGACTTGTTCTGGAACACTCGTAGAACAACCATTCTTTGAAATAGCGAGGTAAAAATTATGGCACTCGTAACCGGGACACCTTTAGGATCAATTACGACACAAGAAAGTTTATTTGTTGATAGTGCGCCTACTATCTACATTCAGAACTCTCTTGCTACCCCCTTGTATAATCCTGATGGCGATGGATTTTATTGGCAACTTTCTGGAACTTCTACTTATGGAGTTTATGAGATTGGTTGTCCGTATGATGTCTCTTTCAGTGAGAATATTGTTATCAATGACGTGCTTTGCGATACCACAGGTCTACAAGCGACCGTCCAGCAACGACAATATCTTGAGTTTACATTCTCAATTCGTTCTCTCTTTCCGCTCTCTGTTTTGACCACACTAATGAAAGGCGGAGCAATTGATGTTGATGCTTCTGCTGGAACAGAGAAGTTTGGTTTTGGCGCAATTGATAACTCACAGTTCTGGCATGTCTATACTCCTAGAGTATATGATGCGACAGCGGCAGATTATATCTGGTTATATTTCCATAAGGCACAGTTCGTTGATGCCTGGACATTAGGTATGGCATTTGGTACGCCTTGGGAATTGACTGGAATTAAACTTCGAGCAGTTGCCGATCTAACTAAACCTGATGCGCAGCGATTTGGAATGTTTGGCAGAATTGATCAGAGTGTTATATAGTTAATTGACTAGAATACTAAACAATGTGGAACAGACTTCCTTTACTCTTGGAGATGTAGAATATCCCGTAAGAATTACCTTACGGCTATGGTTAGAGTTAGAGGAACAGAATAAGAAAATAATTGACTTTATGAAAGGTAAGAGCATGTTGGATGCTTCGGCGGCAATCTGCTCTTACCTTTCGATTTATACTAAACTAGATATAGATACACTCAAAACTTTTTACTGGATGGATATTGCCGATGTCTATATCACTCTCCTTTTGGCATGTATTCCAAAGATAAATTTCCCATTACTACATGGAAAAGTAGGAACAGATTCCCCTATTTCATGGGATTATGAAGGTAGAACTTGGTATTTGTGGTCACATCTTATTGCTTCAAAATATGGGTGGACATTAGATGTTATCGAGAATTTATATTTTGAGGATGCCATTGCTCTTATTCAAGAGATATTAATTGATGAGCAATTACAGAAGGAATGGGATTGGTCTTTATCTGAAATCGCCTATTCATACAATAAAGCAACACATAAGAGCGAGTTCAAGTCTCTGCCTAGACCCTCTTGGATGATTGGAATGAACAAGATAAAAGAACCAGAAGTAGTAAAGATGCCTGTTAGTATGATACCTGTTGGCAATGTGATAAGATGGAAGCAGAATGAAGAAACTGTGCATTGATGATGCCATGCTTTTGTATGGAATAATTGGTGAGTATATTCCTGATAATGCCAAGGATGAATTGGATTTTGTTGGTACAATTGTGCATAACATACGCAATGGTAGTAGACCGCAAGATTACGTAAGGGCATTATCTATTCTGACAGGTTATACATCTGAGGAAATAACAACGGGGATTGATCCGCACGTTTCAGTGGAGATGTTTTATGAAGGTTTACTTCTTAATCAAGCGAAAAGTTTGAAAGACTTTTGTGATAGGTTGAACTATGGCTGACGAAAGTAATCGTGAAACCATTGAAGTTGTATATCTTGTAAAAGTAGAAGATGCTCTGGCTAAGTCTGAGGAACTTAGGAAGTCTATAAATGCCAATAAAGACCTCCTAAAGCGGATGGCTACCGAAACTGGAGAGTCTTTACGTGTTCTTGCTAAAGGCATGACCGATGCTTTTGACGCTAGAAAAATAGAAAACATTGCAAAATTAAAGGATGATTTAGCCAAGATAGATAAAGACCTTAATCCCACACAGCAAGCAACGGAAATGGCAAGGATAAATGCTCAGATACAAGAGCAGATTAAATCCTATGCAAGATATAAAGGAATTGTATCTGAAGCTACTAATGAAGTCAAGAAGTTGAATATAGAACAAAAAAATACTGTAACTACTGGTGCTGGAGTGAAAGGATTCTTACAAAGTTTAGGTTCAGTAGGACAGTTTGTGTTTGGTTCTATATTAGGTGTAACTGCTGTTACTGCCCTAAGAAATATTGTTAGGTACTTTCAAGAGGCAACCAAAGCTGGATTTGAATATGCTCAAGCACTACAAAAGTTGCGAATATCTACTAATATTCTTCAAGAGAAGGGATATAACATAACACTTAGAGAAACCTTGAATTTAGTTACACAATTAAATCAAGAATTTCCAATCTTTACACGAAAGCAGGTTGTAGAGGGCGTTGGTTATATTCAACTTCTTTCTCAAAACTTGGCCTTAACTAGCGACCAAATGAAGAATTTGGCGGAAGTCGCTGGAGGACTGGCGGTCGTTTTAGGTAAAGATGTAAATGAAGCCGCTAAAGAATTGGCATTATTCCTTTCATCTGGTTATGGTGAGGCATTACAGAGAGCAGGTATCTTAGCATCTAAATCTGCTGTGATGCACGAACTTTTAGCAATGGGCATCAAAACAGGATATAACGAAACTTCTGCTGCTATTAGAGCACAAGCCGGTTATAACGTAATTATGAGAGATGCAATAAAATTAGTAGAAAAAGCGAGAGAGGTTCAAGAAGAAGATGCTTATGCTGCTACTAAAGCTGGAGCAGCTTGGCAAGGATTAAAAGACATCATAGGTATAAGATTAGTTCCAACGCTTGCGGCTCTATATAGAGAATCAATTAAAGTAGCAGATGGAATAAAGGGAATAATTGGTTTATTAGGTCTTGTAAGTTCAGAGATACTTCTTAGAGTTGCTCAAATTACGGCATCTATACGTATTTTATATGATGTTTTATCTGAAAAACCCACAAAACTCGGACTTCAAGAAGCAATGAAGGATTTAACTAAGGTATGGGTGACAGGCGTTGAACAAATTAGAAGAACAACTAGGGAACTTCACTTGCCCGATATATTTACTGATATGACAGATTCGGCTATTGGTGCTGGAACTGCTATGGAGGAAGAAGCAGAAATAATTGCTAATGCTGTAGCAGATTTATATACTGCTATTACTGATGCACAGAAGGACTTTATATCTGATAGTAAAGATTTATGGACAGATTATTTACGTGATTTAGATCAACTTGAAACTGATGCTGCTAGACGTAGAGCAGAGAGTTGGATAGATTATTATGCAGATGCGTATGAAATAGCACGTAAAATGAATGATGACATGATTGGGGAGGAAATTAAATTTCAGTTAGATTTAGAACAAATCAATCGAGAAGATGCCAGTAAAAAAGAAGATGCAAATCAAAAATATAGAGATAAAGAGTACAAGGCGCAAAAAGATTTTGAAGAGAAAATGCGCCGTTTGCGGGAGGAATTTCTATTTGATCTTGAGGACGCTCTTAGAGAACGTGATGCTAGACAAGTATTACGTCTAATTAGACGCTTTAATTTAGATCAAGCGAGATTAGAAAGAGAACGTACTTCTGAAAGAGAAGATCGTCAACGTGAATATAGACGTGAACTTGAGGATATAGACAAGCAAAAAGCGGAACGTCTACAAAAACTCAAAGAAGAACATCAAGCTCGAATGTTGGAAATAAAGAGACAAGAGGTAATAGAACTTCGAGAACTTGAAATAAAACATGCCGCCGAACTTGTCGAAATTGATAGACGACTTCAACAGGAACAAGATGATCGTAAACTTAGATATGATCAGCAACAAGCAGATTTGAAGGAACGATTTGAAGAAAGAATAAGAGAAATTGGTACTGAATTACAAGCAGAATATAATCTTACTAAGGAACAATTAGATAAAATAGGTAATGAATATACAAAACTGTATGGGCAAAATGGAGTAGTACAACGAGCTATTGATTATGCGCTTATTTATTTGTCTGCTGCCTATGCTCAATTTGCTGGCGGATTTGGAGCATTTCAAAGCGGACAACCAATACAACCATATACTCCTCCACCTATTCATTATCCTGGTTATGCCACTGGTGCAACTGATATGCTGGTCACTTCTCCGAAAATTATCAAAGTTGGGGAAGTTCCAGAATTAGTAAATATAACTCCGCTCAATCGTATAGGTTCCGCAATGGGCGAGACAGGTGATAAGAGTGGTACAATAACTATTGAACTTTTGTTATCACCTGATTTACAGGCGAGAGTTATGGATAGCACATTAGATCAAGTCGCTAATATCATGCTAGACATCCAGAGGAGAAGGTAAAATGACATTCAAAATTAATGGTGTCGCTTTTCCTACTCAGCCTACATCATTTCATTGGGTAAATAAACAAATCTTTGGGATAGCTGGTGATGGTCATGCTATGTATCCTGGTGTCAGGGAATTTGAAATTAGATGGGGCTTGTTAGACGCTACAGGAACAAATCAACTTCAAAACTTCTTCAACACAGTATTAATTACTGGAACAGTAGTAGCGGAAATTCCAAAATATGCTGCACCAGATTATATTTTCTATGCTTACACTGGATGTTTAATTAGAGAACCAGAATTCGGAACTTTCTTTAATAGTTACACTAAAAATGTAACATTATTAATAACTAATCTAATAACTACATGACAGTACCAACTGCTTCTGAACTTAATCTCCTAAAGACACAGCCACAACGAACTAAGTTGTTCTTATCTGCTTATCAACCTAACACTGTGTTTACTGGCATGGCAACAGGAACACTTTCAAAAGGTGCAACATCTATTCCGTTTATAAATTCATCTGGTTCTCCATTATTGGTAGAAGGCGAAGTCTTTACCATGCTGGTTGGAACTAGCCAAGGAGGAGATGAAAAGGGAAGAATTAGAGTACGTTCCGTGACTGGAACTTATGTTCATGTTCCCATTAACTCTCATATTGATTGGGATAATGGAGATTATTTAACTGTCCTTCGTTATGTAGAAGTCAATCCAGTCTATCAAAGAATTATTCAAGACCCCGAAGATTCAATGAACACTCTTTGGTATAAATTCTCTGATATAGAATATACCAATCAGAATAATGTTCTTGGATCATTCGTTTGTATGGGAGGTCATTACGCTGGTTTTCTCGATGGTGGTCAATGTAACGTTTATTATTCTGCTTCTGGAACTTATAATTTACGGAGCGAAGGCTTATTTTATGAATGGTTCTTTCAAGGAGCAACAGTAACAGGTTCTACCGCTAATACTCCAGGGTATATTTCTTATAGCACTCCTGGTCAATATATGACCAGACTACGAGTTTATACAACTGGATCAAATGCTGCTTCCGATACCTCATATAGATTTATATCTGTATATGATAGACCTGAGAATGGAAGCAATACACCAATTTTGAATTGGGAAATTAGTGATCTATCAGGTAGCAGAGAAAATGGTGGATATACCGCTACTATAAAAATACGTGATTTGACATATAAAAATATCATTAGAGATAATGCCTTAATTGTTATCTTTGCCGAAGATTGGTATGGAGAAACTAAACAAAGCATCGGTGGAAACTCTCTAAATAGGTCGAATATCTTTTATGTTGGCTATGTTCTAAATGGAACAATTCAATATAATTATAGGGATGGATATATTGAATTTGAAACTGCATCTGTAACAGAAATGATGAAGGAAATGGAGGGATATGCAATTGATGTTACTTCTTCAACTGATCCGGCTACACAAGCGGCAAGTGATCCAAATTATCCTAGCGGTTGGGTGCTTTTATATAATATGGATGTTAGAAAAGCTATCTATCATTATCTACGATGGCATTCTACTATATTATTTTGTACTGACTTTGACGTGAGCAGGTTTGGAACAGATGTAGCAATAGAACATTTCACATCCGATAGAACTTCTCTTTATGATGCTGTAAATACTTTAATTGATTCTGCTTTATTAGGTAGAATTGTGTCTGATAGACAAGGAAAAATATTTGCCGAAATAGAATATGGTGCAATTAATAATGCCAGTGGGTCGTTCCTAACTAGTATGAATATTAATAAGCCGCAATGGATAGATGACCCAAACATAGATGAGAAGCAAGTTCAAGAAGTTTCATTTATTGAATTAGGTGGGATAGCTTATGACGGCCCCAGTGCTGGAACATCTCATGCTTATCTTTCTGCTGCTCCTGGCTCTGAACCAGGAATGAAAGGTAAAATGGAACAAAGACAAGGGTTAGCATTAGTATCTCAAGATCAGTTAAATACCTTAGCAGGTAATATTTATGCTTATCGCAATGCTCGTTATCCAAGTACAGAATTCAAAATGAATGGAAATTGGAGAAACTTAGATATTGCACCACAAGAAATAGTGTCAGTAAATATTGCACAAACTGATACTCCTAGAGGGATTGTTTTCACAGAAAAACCATGTGCAATACGGTCAATGTCTTGGAACTATTATTCTAAAGATGAATTATTGCTTCCAAATGTAAATGTTTCTGAGGTAACTCAGGGCTTTATTGGAGATACCATTATAATTCCTCCTGTTCCGCCGGTTGCCGGTGATGGTGGAGGAGGTTTTAGTTTGCCTCCTATTGTTATTCCTCCTTTTCCGATTGGTGGATGCTCAAATACTGACCTTGCTCCCGCTAACGGCCCCTTCACATTCAACATTGGAGCTACAATTAGAAGTGATGAAGCAGTTCCATTTACATTTGGCTTATTACCTAGCATAATACGACGTGGATCATCTGCTTTCAAGACTACCGTTATTGTCAATGGATGCAAATATTACAGCACAAATAATGGGGCTTCATGGTCGCCTTGGTTTGATACTGATGGATTGGTAATAAAGGGATATAGTCTAACTACCGCCGAACCTGCCGCACCAACTGCAACTAACTTACCTGTTCCAGCAAGTGATATAGATGGATGTTCATATCGTGGTGGAATGTTTTATCCACCTTCTCCTGTTAGTACAAGTGGATACTCTGTAAAATTAGAGCCTAAGCCATTATATTTCAATGGGCTTTCTAGTTTTTCTCTTGTTGATACAAGTAATGATGGTGAACTTATAGACGATTTACGATGGAGGAGTTTAGGTTCTGATCCAGACTTTTTTGTGGGGGTTATCGCTAAACTCACATTTACAACCATTCCTTCCTTCATATCTAGTGGAGGAATATTAATATTTGACTATATTCCAACTGCGGGTGGTGTCCTTATGAGTGGAACATATATGGGAACAATGAAAATAATGAGAACTATTGATGTAAATGGAGGAGATTTTGATCCTCAATATGGCATTCCTCCACCTTATGGATTATCTGGAGATACAACCGAAAGTTATGGTGGTATAGGATATTTAAATTCTGCCAACTCTACGGGAAATATACCTTTAATCGGAGATAATTATATTGCCTTTCATGCTGCATCACGTGGTGGAACTCCATTAAATCCATATTCAACTACATTTCAATTTTCCAATATATTCTGGAAACCAACAGGTCAACCAGCGCAACTTTTAATGATAAGTAGAATAAATAGAATTGATGTGACTACTCTTCAAGTTTATAATGTTTGTTTTGATTAATCATGGCCGGAAAACGTAAATTACGGAAAGCATACCGAAATCTAGATATTCAGAAGTTGGATGATATTGCTCCAATTCCTGGGATACTTGGATTTCTAATAAATGGGGTTGCAACTGTTAGAGTTGCAAATCGTCCTGGCTATGTTTATGTTCGTTTTCGAGATAATCTTTCTGAAGTTTGTCAAGCATATAATGACACTGTGTCATTAGTTTACAACCTCCCTGTATTAGTTATTCGAGATAAAACAGATAGATCACGATATAGAATTCAAGGCAGGGATTTAGGAAGATACGAGAATTGGGCAACTTCAACTGCTTATCTTCCTATGCACGGTTCTCAACATAGTTTCAACCCGCCAGATGAAGGTGGAGATGTGGTTTGGGTTTATCCGCAGCAAATTGTTCCTTTGATGGGCTATCCATCTGGTACTACTGGTGGAGCTAATCTATTTATAAAACCATATACTTATTATTCTGATGGAATATGGAAGCATCTTGGAAATACTGGAAGCCCCAGCTTTCTTTCGTATAAACCTACCAGTTCAAATTCTAAGTTGGCTTTACTCTTTATAAATGAAGATGGCAACCCCCAAATTACGGCAACTGGAGCAGAATTTCCTTCGACTGGAACAGCAATAAGCGCAATTTTTCCTTATCTTCCGGCTCTTCCAAATAGCCGTTCCTTACCAATTGCTGCCGCCAAGTTGAGTAGCGGAACATCTGTAATAGATTGGAATAATCTATATGATTTGCGTCAATTTATAACTATAGACCCTGTTCTTAATCCACCTAGAGTTAGATTGTGGAGAAGTACAAATCAATCTATTTCTAGTGGAACGACCTTTCAAGCAATTGAATTTGATACAGAAGTATTTGATACAGATAATATGTGGTCATCTGTTACTGGCTCTGCAATCTTTATTAATACCACGGGTTGGTATTCCATGATCGGAAACCTAAAATTTACGGCTAGCGCAGTTGGGGAAAGAGGAATAGCATTTAGAAGTAGTAGTGGGACAGTTCTTGGATACAATACAGCGTCTCCCGCTAATGTTAGTACAACAGGGATGGAATTGACGGCGGTTGTATATCTTGTTGCAGGAAGTATCATAGAATTTAGTGCAAGACAGACTGGAGGCACTCTTAATGTTTTAACTGGAGTAGAACACTCCCCCATATTTACTTGTTTCAAATTACCTTGGTAAATTAAATATAATCAGGAGGGCATTTTGAAAAGCCGTAACATTGTAGCAATAGTTTCCGATGAGCATGGAGGACACAAGTTGGGTTTGTGCAATCCCAAAACTAAATTGGAGCAACTAGAGAACGGCAAAATCATAGAATATTATCCACAACTATCTGAAACTCAGAAGTTTATGTGGGAAGTCCATGAATGGGGTAAGGAAGAAACATTAAAATTAGCAGGAAAAGATGATGTAATTCTAATCCATGATGGCGACCCCACACATGGTAAAGCATCTTTTCTTGAAACGATGACTACAAGAGTATCTGATCAAATTCTGATTGCAGAAGCAAATTTAAGCGGATGGTTGAAATACAAAAATGTAAAACTGGTGCGCTTTGCAGTTGGTACAGGAATACATGAATTAGGAGAAGGTTCAAGTAGCATCATCATAACTAAACTTTTATCTAATAAATATCCAGAGAAAGATATTAGTGTAGTCTATCATGGCCTGTTAGATGTAAAAGGATTTATGATTGACTACGCACACCACGGCCCGAATATTGGTTCTCGCAAGTGGCTTGAAGGAAATGAGCTTAGATTATATCTCCGATCAATTATGATGAGTGAAATGATGGGAGGGCATAAGCCTCCTGATTTGATTATCAGGGGACATTACCATACCTATCGCAGGGAGTTTTTAGAAATTGGAACAAATGGAAAGTTTATCGAAAGTTGGGCAATGCTATTGCCTGGGTTTACTTTCAAGGATGATTATACTCGTAGAGCAACTAGAAGTGATTTCAAACAAACAATCGGCATGGTTGCATTAGAAATAATTGACGGACATTTAGTAAGGACGCATCCGTTTGTTCGCACAATCGACATTCGCACTCGTGAAATAATCTAATGATACAAATAAATGATGAACAAAAAGAAAGAATGATGAATGAGATCATTCAAAATATAAAAGAGAAGAGAGAAAAATTGCCTTATGAAAGAACAATATATGAGTTTATGGATGAGGCAGGGGTTTCCTTTGGAACAGCAAAGAGAACTTTATATCGTTTAGTGAAAGAAGGTAAAATGAATAAACGTATAATTACTACTGAACATGGCTGGATGGTCGTGTTTAGTTGTGTAGCATAGCATGTTATAATTGCAAGAAAGATTGTTGGAGGCATATCAATGTCAGGTATAAAAGCACAATTCTCAGATAATTTTCCTTATGATGAGTTCCAAGTAGTTACAGGGACAGTTGGGGCTACACAGTTTCCTAACATCGGATGTGGATTAGGAAGATTTAAAGCACATCCAGCCAACTCCGGAGTATTTTCATTTGGTAGCAACTCCGGAACTTCTGCTGCCTATCTTCCCTGGTTATTGTCTGCTGGTGATGATACTGGTTGGTTTGCAGTTGGTAATCAAAATCTAAATACATACTGGTATAAAGACCCATCCGGTACAATGGATAAGGTGTCAGTCTGGCTACAGAAATAACCATTTCACTATCAGGAGGTAGTTATGTCTCATCTACTTAGTGGAATGTTATTAGGAAAATCAATTAAAGAACTTGCATATAGTCAACGAATGTTGTCTTTATTTGCTGGATCGTTTGTTGGATATTATCCTATGTGGGAAGCAAGCGGTTTAGTTGCTACAGATATTAGCGGCAATAATAGACATGGAGTATATAACGGAGTAATACTTGGTCAACCTGGTATTGGAGATGGGAAAACCTGTCCATATTTTGATGGAAACGCAGATTACAACTCTTTACCTGCTGCATTTAGAGCCGCTTTTAATCCTCTTGAAGGATCGGCAATGGTTTGGTTCAAAGACCCATCATTGGCAGCAGGCGTAAAAAGTTTGATGCAATTCTCTGTAGATGCTAATAATATAATTTATGCCTATGTAGAAGCTACCAATCAAATAAGTTGCAGATACAGAGCGGGAGCGGTTACAGATGTTGTAACTATATTTCCTGCTACAAATGTATGGTCACATCTCGCACTTACCTGGAGTGTAGCAGCAGATCAATTCAAAGCATATTTAAATGGGTCACTTATAGGAACAGCAACAACGCTTGGTACATGGGCAGGGACAATTGTTGAAGCATATTTTGGATATGCAAGCACCAACTGTTTCACCGGAAATTTAGCCCGTGGTATTGTTCTTAATAGAGCAGCAACACCAGCAGAGGTTCTTAAAGCCGCTACGGTGTGACAATGAACACACCAGTATTCAATGTAAATGAGTATGGCGGAATACAAAGTTCGATAAATTTGGCAGAGAATACAGGGGGAACAGTTTTTATTCCTGAGGGATTGTATGTTTCTCCAACTTTATATTACAAATCTGGAATGACAATTGCAGGTGAAGGGGAGAATAGTATTGTTCAATTAGCGGACAATACAAATGCAAGTTTATTTAGAAATAATGATCCGGCCAACGGCAATCAAACTATTATATTTGACGACTTCCACATAATAGGAAATAAAGCCAATCAAGTTAATAATTTAGGAACTCCAGAACATGGAATTGCAGCATATAAAGTAGGCGATATTACAATCAAAAATATGCACATTGAGGATTGTGGAAAAGATGCTATTTATCTTGGAGGAGAAATAGTAGATGGAATAGCCTCTGGCCCAAGCGAGAGAGTAAATATACTCGGAAACTTATTGGAAACCAGTCGTAGACATGGAATGGCTATTACATCTGCCAAAGATGTACTTGTGGATGGAAATACTATCCAAAATTTAGATGACTTTGGAATAGACATAGAACCGAACAGCGTAATAGTAGATTACATCAATCGAATAACAATTACTAATAACGCATTTTATAACATTGGGCTTAATCCCTATTCTGGAGTTGGAACTGGTAGAGCAATAGCACTTCAAGCTAGTGGAAAAGAATTTGAAACAATCAAGATATTTGGGAATTACATTTATTGCGATTATGATGATGGATGTAGAGGAATTGGTTCTAGTTCTCCGACAGCCCATGATGTTGAAGTAATCGGTAACATTCTCGATGGAAAAATCAATAATGGCTTTTTATTTACTAATGGAAGTTCTGATGTTTCTATTATTGGAAATAAAATATCTACTTCAAAATCTTGGCTAGATTATAATCAAGGGATTAGATTGCTTGATAATTGCCATGATTTTATGATTGCCGGAAATCTGGTTGCAGGTTTTTATTATTCTATTAGTGGATTAGTTAATGCTCCAAACGTCCTAAGAAATATTACGGTTGAAGATTGTGAAGTAGATGGATATATAGGTTTCTCTGGTGGGGATGGTTTATATGAGAACATAACTCTAATCAACAATTTCTCAATTGAAAATCCAGTACCATATCCATCTATAAATACTATATCTTATCAATCCTCTAAATTTCGTGACTATTATTTCATTACTGTTTTCAATAGGAAGCAGCTTAATATAGTTAATGTCAATTCATTGAAATTATCTCTTGAACAGGGAGCTTTATACAATCTCTATAATACATTCAATTATCCACAAGAATATCAATCTTATAGATATGAATTCAATACTTCACCGTGGAAAGTTCCAATGTCGTCTACAAAATGGACATTGAGAACTCCTATTGTATCTGCTCCCTATATGATTAATCCACAACCTTCATTTGGTTCTTTTATATTAGAAAAATCCCCCGCTGTTTCTTATCCAACTAGGCAACCAAAAATTAACATCAAAGGAAATCCATACGCTATTTATGGTTTAGGAGGAATAGCATCTCTTAGAACTAGGAGATGAGTGGAAAATAGGAGCAACATAGTGCTTGCGCCGCATCTGGAATTTTTGCCAAATCTGTCCATACTTCATGTGGCTTCAATTTAGCATTACCTAATACTTTTTTCCTGATCGTCATTGGATTAACAATCTTAGTTGGAAATCCTTTATCTACCAGCCATAAAGCAATTGCCGCTCGTATTTCTGCTAACTCTGTCTGTCTAAATCCTTTAGAGAAAGCAGAACCTTCTATAGTTGCTACTATTGGCTCACGATAATAAAATATACATCGGCTCATTATGTCTCTAACTAATTTCATTCTCTCTATTGGGTCGCTGCTACGTTCCATTTTTATCTGATAGAGAACAGCATAAGGATTATCTAGGTATCCTTCAATGATTGCTATGCCCATGTGTACGCTTCCAGGATCGACGCCAACGGACATTACAAATCTAGTTATCGGTAATGGTAATAGTATCTTGATTTTCTGTATCTCCATCAGACTTGTCCTCCCCATTGTTCCGCCATAGCATCTGCAATTCCTTGAAATGTTCGGCTTCTATTTTTCCAACGTTCTCCATTTGGAGTTAAGAGTTGATACCATTCACTTCCATTAGACTTTCCATTTTTACCTATGTAAACTTTTCCTTTATATACTATATTTGTCGCCTCTAAATTTGGGAGGTTTTTTAGCCATAGGCAAGTCTTCTTTTGCGCTTCTTGACCAAACATATATGGTTGAACTATCTGAGTATATTTAGGCAACTTGGCATATCCATGTGGCACAGGATTTTCTACACATATTTTATTTATTGGAGCATTTAATAGAAGCATAAAAAATTGTTTTGCCTCCTCCATCAATTCCCATCTTCCAAGTTGTTTATGCAAATGTTGAACTCCACTATTAGCGAGATATGTACAAGGTGGATGGGCAATCATCAAATCCCATCTATCATTCATTATATTATAGGAAAGAACATCTTCTTGAATATGATTGCCTGGTATTTCTGTTGGTAAAAGATCACAACTCCAAGCATCATGCCCAAGTTTCATAAATGCTTCCCTTACAACTCCCGAAAATTCACAGGCTACCAGAACTCTCATTTGCTTCCTCTGTATCTCCATCAACTTCCTCCTCTTGCTCAACTAATTCTTCGGGGACAGCAGAAACTTTATATACAGCATCATGGAACGGCAGAAAGAAATCATTGTTTCCTGCATGTGCTTGGATAAATGCTTCTTTGAGAGTGCAAACATTCTCACTATTTATTTTTACTCTGCCTCTTGCTCTCTCGATTGTGCCATTCAGGAAACCATCATACATCCAAGTCAATCCCTGATGGATGCCTTTACCGGCAAGCACAACCAAATAGAATACTGTATCTCGATAACCAAATCTATTCTTGATTACCTTGCCTTCGATAACATAGGACTTATCAGGGAACTCTTCTTTGCGTTTCATGCGAACTCTAATGGCACAGAGATATTTGATCGTCTCTCCACCAGGGGTATTCATTCCTCTTGCTCCCATGATGGGATGCAGATGATTGATAAGAAAGGTAGTAGTTGGAAATCTGCCTAGTTTTTTATTGTTTCTTTCATCCCGACTGAATTTCATTGTTTTTCGCATAAACTGAGCAACTAACTTAGCTCTCCTACCCATATTGGCCTCACCTAACTCCCCCTCAGCCTCAGAGAGTGGGGAGATTGCACCAATACTATCTAAAATACCAATTCCATATTTAGACCTTCCATCTCGAATGGTGGAGATTAGAACATCTAATGCAGTTTCATCGTCATCCTCTTGAATGTAATGTACTTCTCCATCGAAACCTACATTCTCTAAGACAGTTGTAAGGAATATAGGGTCAAAACCTTCAAAGTCTGCCAATGCAATATTCTGTTTCAATTCCCTGCCAAGAATGCCTGCCATACCATAAACAGTAGTAGATTTTCCAACTGATGTTCCACCCGAAACTTCCGCCGCTATACCGATTGGGAAACCTAAGTCGCCGTTTCGATTGCTAAATGCCAAATCGAAAGACCACATATCGAATACAACTCGTTGTAATTTAGGTACGTTTCCTACAATTTTTACCGTCATGTTTTTCCTCTATTGTTCAATAACACCTGCGCCATTGAGTATCCTGTTTTATAGTAATAAACTATAAAAACTTTACTGCACAAATCACAGCAGAGACAAATAGAAGTATGATAAGAAGGTATAAAATCCCCTCTCTCAAAGACATTCTATCTTTTGGCTCTAAATGATGAGGCTCATTATTTGAATCCTCGTAATGTCCTACTGATCCTCCACAATATCGGCACAATGTTCCGCCGTCGTTTTCGTGTCCACAAATACAAAAATTCCTGGGACGTTTCATTTTTATTCTCCTTATTGTTTTATAATTCCTGATCCATTGATTATTCTATTTATTGCTTTCTGTACTGCATCTTGTTTATCTGCAACTACTAGAGTGCCAACAAAAAAACGTTCTTCATTTTGAAAAGCCCAAATAGTTCCGTCTCTATCCATATATAGTTGTAGACTGCCCTTCCTTGGGGGCTTATTCTTTACATCCTCTCGGAGAACCTTTGCTACTCCAGTAAGATCGTGTGCTTCGGCAATCGCCTCCCATTCTTCCTGCTCAATTTCATAGCCCTGTGAGATTGCCAATCCGACCGGGATCAAATCCTTGATATTCTTATCTTGTATAGTTTCTCTTAATTCTTCTGGTACAAGTTTCTTATCAAATAATGCCCAAACATTTGCGTATCGAGATATATTATCTTTATGGATGTCAATAAATGAGATTACTGTATCCTCAAAATCATCATTCACATCATCATAAGTTTCCCAATTCTCCCGCATCCCATAGATAAGTTTTGCCAATGCCAATCCACTCACTCTGGAAATTTCTCTAAGTTGTGTGCCAACTCTCAAGGCAATCAAAGCCGAATGTTTTTCAATGCTCTCAGCAATAACCTCATCTATCTTATTGAATACCCAATCATCATCTATTTCAATATCAGAAGTCAAGTCACCAATAAGTATAATGTCATCATTGTTTGTCACTTTATCGCCTCTCTTGCTGCTTTTATTCTTTGTTCCCATTGTTCATCAGTTAATCCAGCATCAAAATCATTATTAGCATCAAGTCCATCCAAAAGACTTTCAATTATTTTTCTTAGTTTATCATTCTCTCTCTGTAATTCATCAATATCATAAATTGTAGTCATCTCATCTATCCTTTCCATTGGAAATCTAGGATTATCTATACTAAAAAATTCTTCCTTCTTCCCTTGAAATTCCATTTCCGTTCCATTTGCAAATGTCCAAATAGTAGTCATAATAAATCCTCCTTCTCTAATCTTCTATGTACTATTTCCATTGTAGTTAAAAGAGCAGAAAAATCTGATAAAGACGGAAGTACAAACTCTAAACCGACTGTATTCCCCTTCACATAAATTTTCTTTTCGTCATCAATAAAAACTTCAATATCATATAGAGTTACCATCAAATCAATTCCTCCACATCATAAAATGGGGGTTTTGGAAGGTAAAATATTGCCATGATTTTGCCTTGCCATGCCAAACTACAAAAAAGGCGGGGTTTGATAGATTAGCTCCGAACCATAACTGCCATAGTTGCACACGGAACGACCAGAAGCATGACCAGTGATCAATACGATATTTTTTAGTTTTTATGGTTGTCATAATAACTCCTCTATCTGCAAACTAAACTTCTGAATTGTCAATCTAAATTCGCCTAAACCTCGACCTCCCTTAAAAACATTAACAGGCTGAATACATGCCATAACAATTGGCGCAGACAAGTAATCCGATTTGACAAGTAATCCATTATACGCCTCAACAGAACAACTACAGAAATACTTTACAGTTTCCGCTCCAATCAATAAGATTGCTTGTTTACCTCTTGCTTCTGCTATCGCTTTTTTTGCCCCGTGGACAAGACAACCAGCATTATCATTTGGTGGATGCTGCCAGAGATTAGTAATGCGTAGTCGCTTCAAATCCACGCTACATCTCCGCAACTCATCTCCTAAGATTGTGCCATTCCTACCTACCATTGGTCTACCTTCTTTTAGTTCTTCAACACCAGGGAACGCACCAATGATAAGTATCTTCGAACTTGGATTGCCAGAAGGAGGGACACAATCTTCTGAGTGGCAGATTGGACAAGTATAAAGCTCATCCCAACCTGTTTCCATATTCTCCTACATCCTTCATCAAATCTGTAATCTTCTCTTTGTCTTTTCTATTTAATGGATCATGTTCAGTAAGAGACAGATTAACCATTAGTATAGCAACTAAAAGTCGTAAGACTAGCCTTTTGAATTCGTTATCCATTTCTTTCTCCAACAATGATAAGAAGAACTTTCTTAGCCGCCTCAATAGGCTCAATCCCTAAGTGTTGTATATAGAGATTATACAAATTCAAGCCCTCCTTTGGAATGTAGTCCTCAAAACTTTTAGGGGGCTCATTTAAAGGCTCATACTTTCCCGCTCTAAAGTTGTACCAATAGTTCATCGTATTCTCCTTTCGTTTCCAAGGCATCTCTTTTGAAAATGCAAAGAAATATTTATGTCCATCTTCGTTCATTCTTTGCCAAATGTTTCATTATAATATTTAGTAAGCATTTTCCAAACGGCGTCATCACCTTTAGCAAGAAAGGTGGGCATAAACTCTTCCGCCCATAATCCAGAACCATCATAATAACAATCTCCGCCCGTGTAATCGCAATCTTTCATAACCATTTGCCCATCATATATAGGTTCTGGACTATGATAGCCAATATCTACTCCCATAGGAATAAAAAATAACTCAATCTCTCTAGGAGAAAAACATTTCCTTACCAATTCTTTAGAAACATGAGGTAGATACCAATGAGTATAAATAAGGAATTGAACTGCTCCTTTAGAACCTTTTAGCACAAATCTTAGCTCCATTCCATGAATGCCATAGTTTTTATCTGGATCAGGATCACGTCTATCAAATGCAGATGAAAATCGAATTAATTTTTCCATTTTTATTTGTCCTTTTTCTGCCCATGAATTGCAAATCTTCTATTCATTCTTTTTCCGCCAATGTGCCCTAGCCTTTTTGCGCCCAGGAAGCGCAGACAGTAGGCTCTGCACGAAACAACATACCAGGACACATAGTATTAGCTACATCTACCATGATTACGCTGACTTCTTTTGCAATCTTTGATGCAATCTCTTTTGGAACATCCAGAACGATTTCATCATGTGGTATTGCTACAATTCCTCCTTCTCCATATCGTCCAATTTCTGGTAGGAGTTCTTCTGTTATTCTGGCAATAGATTGCTTCAATTGATCTCCACCTGTACCTTGTGGAGGATTATTCAAAGCATTTCTAGGACATTGAGATGAATAAGCATTTAACCATGCTCTTCTGCCTAATACTGTCATAGTATAGTTTGTTTTATTCGTTTGCTTATCCATCCATCTTGCATATTCAGGAAAGGTTTTTCTAAACTTCTCAATTGTCCTTGCTGCTTCATCAACTGAAATATGCTCTTTCTTTGCCAGTCCATATTTAGACATTCCATAATCTGTTCCAAGTACAACCGCTTTCATTCTCTTTCTAAGGGGATCAGATTTATTTATATCTTTATCATACATCATTTTTGCTGTTTGAATATAAACATCTTGACCGGAATTGAAGATTTGTATCATTGCTTTATCGCCACTAATATAGGCGGAATTACCGAATTCTTGTTGAGAGTAATCACAATCTATCAAGACATTTCCAGGTCTGGCAATATAACAATTTCTAAACTCAAACTCAGCGATTTGGTTTTGCATATTAGGCTTGTCGCTTGAAGTTCTGCCCGTTTCTGCACCAATTACCCAATAATCGCAATGAATAAATGTACTTCCATCAGGTCTTTTCTCGCCATGTCTCCCTAAGAAAGCCTCACCATAAGTAGATGCTCTCTTTGAATATTTGCGACTATCCAAAATTTGTCTTGCTAACTCTGCCGCTTTGGTATTTGGATATTTATCAATTGCCTCTGCTAATGTATCTTCTTGAGTATTTTTTAATTTCTTGAAGCCATTCTTTATCAATAATGGAAGAACTTGTTTAGGACTTCTAGGATTGATTGGTAAGGAGGCATCAATCTCTATAACTCTTTGCTTGTTCCGCTCTGCTAATGCTAACCATTTATCAGGATCAATCGTAAACCCTTCAAATTCCATCAATGACCATAATGCAGGTTGATCTACATTCTTCCAGATATACATATCATTCTGCTTGATATGTTTGCTCTGCTTATTCCAGACTTGCAAAGTTATATTGGCATCCATGCAAGCATACTGTATTTGTTCTTCTGACATTTCAGAAGTTTTGCTAAAACTTTCTTGCAGAGATTTATCAAGATAAACATTCAAGTATCTACGGGCTAAATCATTCAAACCAAACGTATCAAAGTATCCATTCCACAATATTCTTTCCATCACCATTGTATCTATCATTTTCTTGCGGGGCGGGATGTTCACCAGACGGCGCAGGTGAGTAATGTCGAACTTTGCATGTTGGATAACCCACACACAGTTTTCAATGCGCCTGAGGACTTCTGGTACGTTCTTTTTATCATCAATGAAATAAACTGTATTCGGTTCATAACACAGTGTTAGACATCCAAATTTCCCTGTTGTTGGTCGATGCAGAGTGGCTTTATTGATGCCAAGCCACTCTGTATCTAAACTGATATAAGTATTCTCAGGCAAATAGGGAGGCAAGTCACGAATGATATTCATTTCACCTGTCGAAAACTTACAGTAGGCTCACCATCTGGTTTCTTTGCTTGCATAATCTCAGGATGAACTAAGGCATAACCTTCCAGTTTTCTAGTATCCCATCCACCACTTCTACCTTTATTCCATACTGCCATGTAGCGAGTACCCTTAAGTGTAGAATGCTGTTCAAGAACTGTTAATTCTATTGTCGCTTTCGTTTCTATCAAGGCATTTTGAACTGCTTCAATCATTGGATTATATTCGGCATTGAGATCAGCAATCGCTTGTTTGACTTCTGCGGGGATGAGTTTATCTTTCAACTCTGCTTGGTTCTTGGTGAGCATATCTAATCGCTCAACTAAATCAGCGTACTTTTCGATGTATTCTTGGTCAGTCATTTATTTAATCTCCTCTTTCTGATATAAGAATAGACTTACTCCAATTATCCATATTCCCATTAAAAAGACATTTGACCATCCCGTTGCGTTGGGCAAAAATGTTATTCCAGTTATAGCAAGCAATAATCCAATCCGTTGATAATAGTTCATAATTTTCCTTATTCTCCTTTTCTATATAATTAGTATAACACCAATGTTGCTATTCTATACTTAGAAATTGATGAGAGTTATCTCAACTAGCCCTCAATCTTTTACATTCATCATTTATAGCAGAACTAATTCTGTCTCGTCTTTTATCCGATATTGAATATCCCCAATCCCATTCTTTATCTCCAACTCTGATTGTAGTATATCCAGTTTCATAACTATACAAGTAGTGTCCTTCAGAGCATTTATATTCTTCTTCCATCAAAATAAACCCATCGAGACGATAAGAAGAGTATTCCAATTCTTTTTCACATATTGGACAAGTATGATATGTTCCTGTTGGCATTTTATCCTCTTTTTATGATTCTTTTCTTAGGCTAAACCAACGAGAATTCTTCTCATCTCCACCCCAACCTTTATCTCCTCGAAATGTCATTTGAATTGCTCCAGGCGATTCGTCTAAATGATTTCTAAATCCTCCTCTGACTTTCCAACATAAAATGTAGGCTCTGCCATTTACAATGGGCAATACAGTATCTTCCTTATCCTCATCAGAACTCCATGCCGTCGATGGATCATAAAGCATGAGTATCATAGATGGAAAAGCTTCGGCCATTCTCGAATATCGGAGATGTTTCTTTTTAGGCAATCCACCAGAATATTTTACAAGTTGAGCAATTACAATAATTGGGCAACGTAGTCTCTTTGAAGCATTAGCAAGAGTGAGATAGGCTTTGGAGTATTCTGCCTCAGAATTCTCTCTTATCATCATATCTATAAAGTCTACACATATCAGGCCAAGATTATCAATTGTTGCCGCTTTGTTGACTAATTCATCTGCTGATACAGGAAAATCATTCAGTAAAATTCTGTCCTCCACATCCTCTGATATTTTCCCAACTTCATTGAACCTCATCTTCAATTCACTGGAAACCATTTCAATGGTAAATACGGCAACTTTTTTATCTGTGTGATGTTCAGCGAATTTTTGGCATAATTTTGCCATAAAGGTGGTTTTGCCCGTTCCCGGCTCTCCGCCGATTACGATTACTCCAATTTCTGGTAATCCCTGTAAATGTTGATCTATTGCATCCCAACCAGAAGGGATAAAAGGCATTTCTTTAGCAACTACCTTAGATAGAGGCGTGAAATCTCCGCCCACCCCTTCTAAAGCCCTCTGTTGGTATTGATTCAACATAGACCAATCTACTTCCTCCCCACGTTGCAATCTACGACCAAATTTTTCTAGTTTTTGTCCAGCATCATAATTAGCATAGGAATTTTCTAGTAACTTTATCCAATTAGCCTTTCCAACACCATTTATATCTTTTACTGCGTCATGTGCAGCTACAATTCCGGCAAAGCCACAAATTTCTATTAATTCTTCTGGTTCAGTAATTCCTCCTTTGAGTGCTTTAATGATGTCACTATAAGGAGGAGCGAACATTTCTGGTCTGACAACGTTTAAACTGTATTTTTTATCTAGGATCAATCCACAAACCACACCTGAACAGCCTTCCCAAGTAAGTACCGACATCTTATACTCCAATAGAAGATTTTAGCATTTCGGGATGTTTTACCCACATATCGTTTACATCTTTGCTATCTTCTGGATAATGGCATTGCACTACTTTGCCTCTCCAATCAAGATGTTTTACTATATTCCATGCCGCATTTTCTTCTCCGAAATCTGGTATGAAAAGTATTCGCTTTCTAATACCATCCAGGGCTGAAGGATCAAGTCTTTTACCTCCTGTAGTAGAGATTGAGGCAATTCCAAGTTGATAGAGAGTAACGGCATCGAGTATCCCAAATACGAGATAGACCACTCCTTGATTTTCAATGTATTCCCAAGATGGAACATATAATAAATTCGAGTTTTGATTCGCAACGGAGACATACTTTGCGGAGGAGTTATTTGTTTCATCTGCTCTTGCAACTCCCCCGACAATTTTCTTACATCTGTCTCTAATTGAAAAAGTAAACCATCCATCTCTATGTCCTATGCCTAACTCTCTACAAGTCTGATTAGTTATCCCTCGTTTATCTCTCATATAAACAGAAGGATGTTCATTCATAGTCATCCAGGCAGTTTTCAAAGCCTCCGACAATGTTTGACTTTTCATCCACTTCGTAAATGGATTGGAAAATCTTTCTTTGCTTAGAGGCTTTGAAGGCAGACCTTTCAGTTTTTCGAGTAACTTTTCTGTTCTGCCTTTAGCATCACAGGCCAAGCAATTATAATAATCTTCATGGATAATAAGGCTTGGCCTGCGATCTTCGTGGAAAATACATCTGGCCGCAATATAAGTGGAATATCTATGTCCATATTCAATATACTCAATTACTTCATCTAGGATTGACATATTACCTTTTGATTACTTACTTTTTCAATCTGCTTATAAACTTCCGTTCCATTTGGAATGGTATATTGAGCAATCCTCAGTAATTCACAATCTGACCATGCCTCCCATATATCCCATACACTCTCATATTGCTTAGCAATCCAGAGAGCAAATTCTGTACATTGATCAATATCCATGAATTTTGTCTCAATCAATGGTAGTCCGGTATCCATTCTAAATATCTTATATCCGTCCTCAGACCATCCGACTACTAGCCACTTATTGATTTTCCTGCCATATTTTCTTTCTGTCGTGAAATTCTCCTTACACGTAAACCTGATCTTTGTTGGCGGCTTTATATTCATTACCACTCCCAAACACTAAGTTTTCTTCTTTTATGTCATCAGAACAAATATCACATTTTCTATCATATTTGAGGGAACATTCCAAACAAATTGGCATTCCACAACTTCTACATTCTTCAGTAGCAACGCTACTACAAACAAAACAATATTGTATTCTGCTATGTAGATGTTTACTCATTGATAGTTCTCCTAAAAATTGGGATTATTTGAGAGGCAGAACTTAGCTATCCTGCCTCTCATTATATGTTAGATTGTAATCTTACTCGAACTTATCGGCAGTAGTCTCTTCGGTAGTAGGATCATCTGTCAAATCCTCACCATCAAAACTTGCTCCATCAGCAAAATCATTATCAGGTTCAGGCTCTTCCTTTGGCTTTTCAGAGTTGGGAACAAAGCTACCTTGATAAAGAGTATCAATATATCCTTTCTTGACGATAACTTTGAAATGCGCCGCAGCTCTTCCGATTCGCCCTTCCAATTTCGGCAGGATATTATCAGAATAGGGAATAGGCCCATACTTCCATGCTCCTGTAATCACCAAATATTCATCAAGAAAACGCACATGCTTTGATTTATCAAACTGTTTACTATATCCAGTGACCTTCTTTTTTACTCCATCAATCTCTTGCTCTTCCTCAGAGAAATCATACCGCAAAAATAAGGGGATTTGCATTCCTTTATCTTCGCCCGATAAAATTTCATTGAGAGTGACAAAGAACAAATAAGAATAAGATTGACCGGCTTCATTCTTGCCAAACTTAGTGAGAGGAGCGGGGGGTTGATCTTTCTTTGAGGAAAATTTGGCACATTTTACCTCAAACATGCCGTTATAAGGATACATCGAATAAATTTTATCCCCATCTTTATTCATGTTAACAATGAAGTCGCCAGAATGTATATATCCCTGAACCTCTTTAGGGCAAGTATTGAGTATAACAATATATTGTTTATCTGGTGTTCCGTCTACATCATTGAAGAAAATGACTTTTGCTTTAGTCCTGTTGCCATTAAGTGCAACATGCGCTGCACCTTTTGTTCCTTGATATTCTGATTTCTTTACAGGTGGTCGGTAAACCATTTTATATCTCCTTATAACCATTTCTCATTATCTGAATCCCACGGCACTTCTTCGGATGGATCAGCAGGTTCATCCCAATCCTCATTCTCAACCTTAGCAACAGGCTTCTCTTTCTTTGGAGTTTCTTCTTCGTCTCCCCAATCTTCATCATCTGTTTTTGCTGCTTCTTTTTCCTCCACTTTCAGGAATACATTATCAAATTGATCTATAATATATTTCAGACCTGCAACTGTTAGAACTGGATTTGGAATAGAAACATTGCCGCTCCCCAATTTTGCTTGGATTATATCTTCTGAGTTTGCAATCATCTCATTGGTGAGTGGAACAAGAACTTGTAATTCTTGTTGGCATACCAATTCAATTTCCTGTTGACGGTATTGTCGCTGGTCTGGTCGCACAACTGTAACAACGAATTTTACTGGTATATCAGTCATTTATATTATCTCCTTAATATGGAAATGTTTGAAATTCGTCATCTCTTAACGGCTCTTCATTGGCGAATTCATTTGATGCTTCTTTCAGTTCTCTAACGTAATCATTCACATCTCGAACTGGAAGTTCAATATCGGCAAGGTCAAATCCAACCTCCATTTTCTCGATGACAATAAAAGGCATGTTATTGTAGTCAATCAGATATGGAGCAGTTACAATGATGTGCCTAGCTACTGGATAAACATTTGAACCATCCTCCTCAATTCGGTCGATCTGTTTGCGAGGCACGACTACAAATCGCCGCTCATGCTCATTTTCCCAATCTGGATCAATTGGGTATGGATGGAGCAAAAAATATTCCCTCCCTTGTGTGTATAACATACCAGCAGGTTGAACTGTGAGATATGCCTGCTCTTTTACAATGAACTCTTCTTTCTTATTCATCCTTACCTCCATAAACAATTAATTCTCCAGCATGATTTACAGGCCAATCAGAAAGTTCTTTATTAATACATCCTGCCATGCATAGTCCATCAGGATAGAATGTTCCTATAATCCAATTATATCCCCTGGCGTCTGTCCCTCGAAGACGGATTTCTCCCCCATCTTCTTCAAGATACAAATTCATTTCTGGCTCTTGCCCTTCTGAATTTTGGTTCAAAATGTTTATTTTCATTTTATCTCCTTAATTTGTAATTGCCCTTTCTCATTCTCCGAATTAAAATTTGATTCATCTCCCATGCTAATCCATCACAATTACGGCAGACACATTTTCTTGTATTCCATGTCGTTATAAGAAATACTTTGCCTATTTCATGTCCTCCAAATAACCTACCACAAATGGGACAAGGCTTCCAAAAGTATTCAAATAACCAAGCATATACATGATTTAGAAATCTCATTTTTTTATCTCTCCTTTGCCTGATAGTAACCAGTTGCATAACCAACAACGAAAATTATCAGGATTGCAATTGTATATAATGTTGGTAAATCATTCATCTACATTTTCTCCTTCAACCAAAATAGATTATCGTACCAACTACGAGTGTAGCAACAATTCCAAAGCGCAACAACCATTTGCGTATACTATATTCTGTGCCGTTACCTTTTAAGTTTTCGGGAATAACTGTTGCAGTCCAGTTCCCATTTAGATCATAACCATATGCCTTTACATGATCCCCTCGGCCATTTTTGGTAGTGATTGTGGGACAATTTCTAGCGGCATTAATATAATGCTTACCCGTTTTTTGCGCCATTTTCTTCGTTTAGCTCCGCATATACATTTCCATTTCCAAATAGATTTTCCAGCATTTTTTGCATTACTTCTAGCACTTCTAAAGAAGCAAGATTAGAAATTATGTTCGGACTTAAAATATCTTTATTCACTTTCAAAGTAAATACAAGCGATTTATTTTTCATTAAAATTCCTTTCTCTAACACTGTGTTATCAGTTTATCACAGAAATTGATTGCACGATATTATTATTAGATTAGAAACTCTGATTGCAGAAATACAATAAATTTCAAATCATTGAAATTAGAAACAAAATAGCCCCAACAAATGTTGATACTGCACAAGTGTTCCATAAGAAAATAGCAATTTTACCTATTTTTACGCTGGCGCATGTTGGATCAATAACTACCAGCGGAAATATAGACAACATAGAAATTATCCCGATTGAAAGAAATATTACAGATATTTGATAGATCATTTTATATCTCCTTTATCAAATCTAATTCTGAATTTTCCTGATTGCACAAATGCTGATTGCAGACAGGCACAATTTCAATTTTATATTTCCTCTTGTAATCTTTCTAAGGCTTTCGACAGGTCGTCTCTATCTCCAAAGTCAAGTTGTATCCGCTCTATCCCGCCATAGAATAGCAGCACATCAAGAATTATACGGTATGATTTATCAAGGGGCATTGCTTTTACTTCTGCTTTTTTGTTGTAATCAAAAGGTTGATCCATTGTGTATATCATCTCCTTTTATCTACAGAATATGACTACTAGAACGATCACAATCAACCAAAAACAGATATTTGATGCGATTATCCACAGGATAGTTGAGCTGGTAAACCTTTCACGCTTAGGACTATCAAACATGATTTTATTCCTTTCCTATACTACCAGTATAACAGGCAAAAATAAACGCCCCGTGAAAGGGGCGTTATGATTAGATAAGAGTATAAAGTTTAGTTATCTTTCTGCTATAACATCATTTTTTCATCCTCTGAAATGCTACAAGTGGAATATTTTCATCCTGTGCCGGATGATTTTTGATTGTCTTGATATACCAGACATGAGCAAATATTAGTAACAGGAAACCGATTACACCTAATATAGTTGCTAGAATATCATTCATAATTATCGCCGCCAAAAAGGTACACAATAACCAATACCACCAAAACTATTGGATTTGCCTGAGGGTAACATCACTTTATAAACTGCTCCCCTTGGATCCCCATTAATTGATAGAGTCATATTCCATTTGTTGACGATGGCGATAGCAGCAAGATCATTCTTATTATCTGCCTTTTCTTGTTTTTCACTTAATCCGTAATTACAATCTATTTCTGCATAGTAATGACATTTATTTGCCCGTTCGCTTAATTCAATAATATCCTCAATTAATGCTAAAGGATATTCATCTCTAATCGTAAAAATAAAATTAACTAAGTCCAGTGCAAATTCTTTTCTTGTAGACATTTTACACTTCTCCCTTAATTCCCAAAATAATTAGGAATGAACCACGATTCATAATCTCCATTTTCCTTGCCATGATAGTTAGTAACATAAGAGTAACTATTATAGTAAGGTTTAGAAGAGCGGATATTTATATATTTCATTTCGGGGCGATTGCAAGCATTGTTATACACCGTTTGCGCCTGTTCCATTGTTTCACAAGAGATAACTAGTTTATTGATTTTATTTCTTGCATATCCCCATCCCGACATAAATTTGTCCGTCATAGTTACGTAATACATTTTCTTTATTCTCCCTATTTATACAAACTTTATATGATCTGTTCGGGCAATCTTATACTATAACCGACTGCCCACACTGGAACATTTTCACGATATGCAAAACAGAGAATAGCATAATTAATGCTTTTCTGTTCATTCATTACAAGTAAGGTTTCTTGTTTTCCTGTAATCTGATTGTTTAGATTCAGGATTGCGCTATTTTGATCGGTTAGAACTACAAACATATCATTTGACATTTTATATACTCCTTATTTATGCGAATTCTGTTTTTGCTTTACGAAGTTTGGCAATCATTCCAGCCCCGGCAGTTCTGCCGGTGTACCATTGACCATTGACTTTAGTCCAAACTTGATAATAACGATCCGTGATATATGACTTGATTTTCCATGATGAACTAATCCTTAAGTGACCGATAAATTCACCATGCCATGTAGTAAGAGTTTTCATATTAGAAGAGCAATAACCGACTATAAAACCATCTGTTATAATCGCTCCCCCACTTTCAAACTCTTTACCCTGATGAGTAAAGATACAATCTTTCTCAATATACGGAATGTCAAACATTTTCTTTATTCTCCTTTACCATTTGGGATAGTTGAGAAGTTCTGAAATTAAATCAACCGCTCCTTGACCATATTCTTTTTCGATCTTATCGGCAGTAGATTCATCATCATCGGGTTTGATAATTTCATCAAATTTAACAATATCAAATCCAGTCCACGGCTCAAAGTAATCCATAAATCTTACTTTGAAAGTACGCTCAAATTGATTTTTTAAACTTGTTGGTGGATAGCGTTGCATTTTATTATTCTCCCTTATACACAAGTTTGAAAGTTGAATTATCGTAGAAATTCCAATAAATATACAAACGAAAGTTTGTACTTCCTAGACGTCGTTTAGCGTGCTTGATTGCACCTTTAATAGTTTTCAATTCAAATATCGTTCTGTGTTCTGTTCCCATTGGTTCTCTTCCTTCATCTGTTGGAATATATGCGTAGAATTTCATTTTATCTATTCTCCTTTTTCTAAGTAAACTAATCCAGCGGCTTTTCGTGCTTGTTGATATTTCTGTTCTACCAGATCATAAGCAATCTTAGCACTTTTTACTTCTTCCCATTCTGCCTGGTCAAATTGAAATTCTTTATATTTTGCCCGCCAAATTGAAAAAAGTATGCTTTTAGTTGCAAGTAGATCGTCAATGTTATTTTCCATTTTATTATGCTCCTTTTCTATAGATAGAGTTTAGCATGTTCCAAAAGGTGTTGGAGTATCAATAACATAGTTTTGATACATCGCAACTTGTTCCGCTTTTCGTTTGGTTGAATATCCACCAAACATAAAGCAATATTGTGGATATAATTCTTTTGTAGGTTCGATGGTAGATTCAATCTTGATAATATCACAATGATAAAATCCTATTTCCATTTTCTTTGCCGCTGTATACCATTTATATTTTTTCATTGCTTTTATCTCCTTTTCTTTATAAATATAGTTTAGCACAAATAACACTGTGTTACATGAGAAATCTAAAATGCTCATTTTCTGATTGCACTCAAAAATATATGCGGAATTTGTAGATTGCAAAAATGTCTGATTGCACATGACTATATTTTTGCGCCTCAACTTTTTGATTTTTGTAATTTTCCATTTTCTATTTTTCTTTCGCTCTCTCTAGACATTCTTTGATTCGTTTAATCGCTTCTGCTACTGGAATAGAACGTCCACCATTTAAGGATATAGCATTTTTTCGTGGATGATAGAACGCTATACGTCCAGTTTTTTCGTATTCTGCTATCCAGTATTCTATAATTTTCTTATCCATATCAAACATCCTTTATATCGTCAAAACATCTTAGAATCGTTATGGTGGAACATTTTACAGGCAAAAGAACTACTAGACAATAAAAAACCGCTGCTAAACTCTCTAGCAGCGGTTTTACCTATAACATCCGGGCAGGCAGGATGTTACGACAAGTTATAAAATTCTAGCAAATCGTGAAGAGCCGTTACATTATAGAGTGTAGCATATCGCAATAAGATTCTATCTTCGGCTTGATATTTCACAATACCAGACCATGTACCAAACTGGATGATGGAAGTTCTAACGATTTGCCTTGATACTGGTATGAGTTTATCTCGGTTATTCATTTTCTGTTTCCTCCACCATTGATAAACTTTCATCAATCATCTGGTAAAGATAATCTTTTAGGCCATAACCACAACAAGTGTACTCCCTTTGCCCACGAAAATTTAATCGTACCAGCTCGAATGGATGTCTAACGGTATATCCATTACCGGCGCAAAAATTACACGTGAATATTGGTTCTTCGGAGAGATAATCTATCAGATGGTTAGTTTGTAAGAATGCTATAGTTTGCGCCATTGATTCATGGCGCAAAATTGCAATTTCTTCCACTTTACGATAACCCTTACCTAAGCAATATCGACATCCAATTTTACGCTTATTTTCCGAGATGAAGTCTATTGTCAAACTAAAAGAATAGTTATGGCAATAGTATCCGTCTTCATTCATGGCTTCATAGGTGTTATGACAATAAAATCGGTTTTCAACGGTTTTCGGATGGTTAATGTACCATGATCCATTTATACCACTACCGTGCGGTAAGACGTCTAGTAAAGCTTCAGACAATCTTAATCGGAGCGGATTGGCAACGTCTATCCTATTCCAAGGATAACCTTGCATAGTTTTTGTAATCATTTTTTTACTCTCCCTTTTGCCAGATGTAATCAGGATAGACAGAAAAGGTAAAAATTCCTGTCTTATGATAAAAACGGCGTGGAATTATCCATAACATTGACGTGATATATTTTTCTCCCTGTTTCCACACTCGATTAGATGTAGATGTAATCTGAATTGTTAATTGATTATCAGGCAGAATATCAATAACTTTGCATTTTAGCAATCCTGATAAACATGAATTCCAATAACACTTTTCACCAATTGTGCATACTTCCATGTTGATTATCTCCCTTCGTTAGAATCGGATAATGATATAGCCAATCGAGATATACAGATTGGCTGGCGAACGTAAGAAATAGAATTTGCAGAGTTTGGATTTATAGATTGTCATCTGTTTATTCTCCGGTCGTTTTGAATAGGTCATCAGGATAAGTGACACAGTGTTATTATTTCATCCCTTATTGATAACCAGGAGCGATTATTTTTATCCGGTCTCCTGGTTATGGATAAAAGATAAAATCTAGTAGTTGTCTTCCTTAATTATTTCGATTTTCCATCCTAAAAAGGCATTAAAGGGAATTTTCATTGTCTTGAAATTTTCGCCCTGATGATAATAACCTATAACATTATTATCACCCCCAACATCTAAACGATAAAAATCCCATATTTCGCCATTAATAGTTGTAATTCGGATTACCATGAGTTTATATCCTTATGAGTATGCCTGATGTTACCAGAGACATTCAAATTCTGCGAATTTCTAGTAGTAGTGGAAGGGCTGCTACTAGAAAACGCCACAAGGCAGAAAATGGTTATCAGAGATAACCCAATCAATATAAGTAGTGCGCCAAAAAGTATGTTCATTTTTTACTCTCCCCGATATAGTCTACACTTACGAATGGTGTAAAATTGCGGGCTGATTTATCAAAATGAAATAAATACCAGCCCGTTATTTTGGTTATCATGTAGACTTCGCCATGATAACCATTATCAGCACTTGCCCAAACTTTTGCGCCGGGTCGTGGGATTCGTTCGTTTGTGCTGATGTTAAGGTGGAAGGCAATTTCAGGCAAGCCGATGTCATCTGATGATACATGCGCTATTTTCATTTTTTTTACTCTCCTTTAGTGATTATTTATAACTGTATACTTGTAACTATACAGTTATACAGTTGTTGGAATAATTATACAATGTATAATCAGGATACAGTCGTCTTACGCCAAACTTACCGAGATCAACTTGGAGACTCAGTACATTTTTTATCGCTTGGTAACGACCGGATAAATAGTAGACCGTAAAATCATCTATATCCGTATAATATCCATCCAAGTTCTTTTCCTCAAAGTTAGTATTCATTTTCTTACTCTCCCTTCATTCTCTAATCTACTCGGATAAACTTGTTACCATGTACGCCGGTAAGGAATTGAACCTTAGTTATCACTCTACCAGAGCAGCGCCTATATAATATAGCATATCTTGCGTAACACTTACATTATAGTTTGTATGCCTTGACACCTGAGTATTAATCTGTTATCCTACTCTATATCAGTCTATCCTATCATCTATGTAAGGGAGAGTGTATCTATGAGTACCACGCAACGATTAACGCACAATGTTCGGCGTACTGTTTTGCCCAAACTGACTAAACAATGTCGCATCTGTAGTACTGATGTCCGGTATGAGTTATTAACTCATCCTGTATATTCTCGGAGGTCAAATCAGGTTTGGATAAGCTGTGCAAATTGCCATGAAATTTTGGTCGTCTATGTAGCAAGATAAGGAGAGTGTATCTATGAGTACCACTGTTTGTTTCACCAAAGGTCATATCAGTATCCGACGGGGCAGAGTTACCAAGCCGTATCGTAACCCTACTCTATCATCTATTCGTCGATTGTCTAACCTGACATTCTACGGCGCAGCGGATGGACACACCACACAACGTTCATCTATCTATACGTGGTTCGGCCTATCCACGCTCACCAAAGCACAGAAAGATGTACTCGATCTATACGTTAGATATGTATTCGCCTACAAAAATCTTGAGCTAAAAGTGGAGGCGGAGCAATCAGAGCGTCAGTGCTGTGCTTACCAGACACGTGATTATATTAATTACTACAGCTATATCATCAGCGCAAACGCTCTGATGGAGGCTTGTAGGATTGCGGGTATTCATCGAGTGTTAATTGAGGCAATAACCCCTTGTGAGCATGGTCATCCCGTGTCTAGATGTTATACCTGTGCCACCATGTACTAGACATCTAATCTCATAGCATAACCTAATAAGGTTAATCGCTCCCCTGATAAGGGAGCGATTTTTATTTATGTGCGCCCCAGCTCTGGTAGCTGGGATGGCGTTAGAGGTTAGCGAACGAATTCCGATATCGAAAAGGTACGCACGAGTGTATTTAATTATAATTTTATTTTTGGAGAAAAGTCGGATTTTATTTTTGGCTAAAAGTTGAATTAGATATAGATTATCATATACATATATTATTTATCTAATCTTCTAATATATGTTCCGCTTTACTACTCAAACTAACTATCCTTGTATAAAATGTAAACGCTAGTTTTTGCATTGAATCATCTAAATTGTCTATCTTCAGATTATTCTTTCTCATTATCTCTTGCATCTCTATCGGAGAATTTATGACTTCCTCAACCAACTTTGAAAGTTGTTGCATTATCTCTAATGCTTCTTTTAGTTCCTCCCTCTTCTCATATATCCTTTTTGTTTCCTTGGTTTGATACGTTTTTGTTTCATACGTGTTTGCAGAGAATTCATAGTTCTGCTGTATATAGAACTTTACCGATTTCTCTATTAGTTTGTATGCTTTAGTTATCTTCATTGTTTTTCTCCTTTGTCTATTCTAACTGTATAGTTTATTCTATACAGTTACAGTCGCTATTCTTTATTACTTTCTCTATATAAACAAAACTACTCTAACTGGACTGGAGATTAGAGTAGTCTTGCTTTTGAGAGTGGTCAGGATCGCTACGCTGTGCGATGAAATTACGACCAATGGCCTTCCTCGCCTTAGCTCTGGCTCTAATATGTCCAGAGATCAAACGCCTGAGTGACGTGCGCCCCTCGCTGCACTCTCTTATAAATTATACTACCTTACCAGCCAAAATATTCAGCAGTATTCTTTAGAATTTGAAGAAGTTGGTCGCCTATCTGAAATCTTGCTTTGTTATATTCTAAACTCTTTTGAAAATCTCCATCTTTCATCCTCAACGTCGCCGCTTTCCAATCACATAACATCTCTACCAAGTCTACCAACGTCATCCCATTTATCCCATTCTCGAAATGCTCTGGATGATGCCGATTTACTTTATAATGATGTTGTAGTACTTCTCCCATTTCTGCCAGATATTGTTTATATTCATCGCTTCCATAAACAACAGAAGAAAGTTTTGGGGTGTATTCATCATATAATTCTTTTTCAGGAGGTTTTAGTTTGCTGGCATCATGTCTCTTAGATACTCTATCAATTTCTACTCTAACACGACGCAAATATAATTGAACTGTCTCTATATGTTTTTCGGTATCTTCTGTACTATCATACATTCTTATTTCTCCTCATTGTAAATCTAAAAATTTAAATGCTATCTTCCGCATATCCTCTAAATGATACTTTAACGCCGATTCATCTTGATAATTTTTCGGTCTGTATCCTTGATCCCACAACGATTGTAGTAATTCTGTTGCGGATTCATCATTCATCAATAAAGTAGGAATAACTTGCTCCCCATCTGTAACTTCATTCAAGTTTAAACTTTCTACATGTGATATTTTATTGTCGGGCAAAAGTTGATAGATATATAATTCTGTATATCTGCTTGCTGGATTACGAAATACTGATAACTTATTCTGTATTCTCATGGCATCTCTACATTCCCATAAATTATAGGCTTTTCTTCTGTTATCTTCTCTAATGTGCAATCTAGTTCCACAAGAACTAATACTGACTGATGATCGTCATTCATAAATTCATTAAGAGATTTGATAAGTTTAGTTTTATCCTCCTCGGTCATTGATTGCCTGACAATCAAAATATACTTTGCTCCAATTTCAAACTTTATTACTTGCGTTTCATCCATTCTATTATCCTCCACAGTATCCAAGAACATCCCTTTCTTTCATTTTTCGTTTCCCGCCTCAATTCTTGTATTACTTTCGCTAATTCAGCGTCTCTTTCCCTTTTTGTTTTGTTCATTTCTTCCTGTCTTGCTATAACTATTGGCATCCATAGTTTATATATTTTCTCTTCTTCTGATAGTGGTTGGGCGAGTGATTTCGTTGGTTTAGTCAGTAATAATAAAAATGCTCCCACATATCCCTTATTTCTGTATAATAGTATACCAATTACTAAAACATCGTATTACAGGAGCAGGATTAGTTGGGGCAAAATTATAGAGATTACCAGATGCTAAATGTCGAATAATCATAGCTCTACCACCATAACCTATTCCGCCAGGCATTTCATTACAGCGATATATATTATAACGATTATTATTTCCCATCGTCTCCCGCCATTGCTGTGTAGCAGGTAGCCATTCTATATATTCTAATGTGTAAGGATGCTCAAGATATATCCCAATTTGGGAGGAACACACAAATCCAGTAATAGGTGGCAACCACAATTCATAATCTCCGCCATGTATCCAGGTGGCAGTTCTTCTCCAACAATCTCCACCATTTGTTGTAAATGTTCCGGCATCACTTGGAGCATTAGGATAATATGCTGCTGAAACCCTTATAATTATTATTACACAAGAAATAATAGCCAGAACAACCAAAATTATCAATGCAACTTTAAGTGTTCTGCTCATTTATACTTCTCCATAAATGGGCATCCCCCAACAATGGAGGGAGACCACCGTTGAGGGATACCGTAGAAAGGAGGGGAACTGGACTACTACCTTAATCATTGTACACCTACTCTTTTATTTGTCAACATCCAATTTCAATTTCTAATGCCATTCTCCATCATTTCCCGTAAATTGTTGATATTCTTCCAATTGATATACAGCATCAACAGGAAGAACTAGGAAAGTTGGAAAACTTTGTGCCAGTTGTACTAATGCTTGTGCTGGAGTAGCTGCCATTCTAACTAGAAGAGAAGGCATTTCATTTTTCCCTAAAATCTGCCAGCCCTCATCACATAGATATTTGGTAAAGTTAGAAATCGTATTGACGTTAGTAACATTACCGCCAGAAAACAAAGTTTTGAAATCCCCAACAAGATTTCCAGTATCTTTTACTAAAAAGAAGCCCCAGGCATCTTTGATATTCCAAACTACGGCAAAAGCATCTTTCGCTTGATTAGCAAACACATAAGCATCAGGACGACCGGCAACTGCTCTTTGGATACCCCATACTGTAGAACCTAGTTGCAATGCCATTACTTGACCATCAACAATGTTCAGTGAACTTACAGGAGCACAAGCAGAAAGTAAACTTAGAACGATTAGAACTGATAAAACGGTAGAAGTTGATCTTTGCATCTTTATCTCCTCTTTAAAAATAACACTGTGTTATTAAGTTTGGTGTTACTGGCATCCAGTCTTGCATATCTCTCTCACAGGATAGAATATTTAATTTTAAGGTTCCCAGGATGCCAATAATACCACTTCTTCTCTTGCTAGTGCGTCTCGAATGAGAATTGTCACCTAGCAGAACCCCTGGATGGGATTGAACCATCGACCTTTCGCTTAGAGGGCGAATACTCTTTCCGACTGAGTTACAGGGGTAGATTATAAGATTCTGCATTTATTATTCCTGTAAAGTATACATTTTTTCTGTGCAATGATTACATAATTGGTAGGTATAAAGCCAAAAATCTTTTCTCTCGTCTACTGGAATATCCAAAAAGTTAAAATACATCCTAAATGTATCTTCTTTATGAATATACACATATCCCATATCTAAATACATATGTTTACATACTGTTTCGGCATTTGTAACAATTTTCATGATATTATTCCTCAAAACCTATCCAAACGTGATTTTTTAGGATTATTTTTGATGTTTTAATAGTAAAACCTTCAATTTCAGGTGTTATTTCTGCTGTTTCTGGATGAAAATATAGAGTATTTGCTGATGTATTTAACCTATTTTGGTAAATAATTAGATATTGATTTATGTAAAAAATTTTATCCTCCTCACTTTTCTTCCTCCAGTTTTCCAGACGAAACATTAATCCACTGTCCAATTCATGCCCCAATCCCAAATTAGTTGCTCGAAGTAAAGCATAATCTTTACCGGTTTGGTAAGAAAACGTATCAGACATACTACAAGTTGACGTTCCTACCAGCATCCAACCATCTCCAACTAAGCAACAAATTACTGATCCGCCCCTGGAATATGGTTTAGCAGTTAATAGTTCTATAAATCCATCTCCCCTACGGTAAGTATAAAGCAAAGCGGGATGAGGTCTGCCTTTTTTATTTTGTCTGACAAATTCAAAATCTGGAACTCGTTGATATTCAAATGCAACATACATATTTTTCTCGCTTTCTCTCTAGCATAATTGGCAGGGTAACTATCAAGTGGTACTGGCTAGGGGTTTAACCTGCATACTGCTACCTACTCTGTCGTTGAGTTATCAGATTTCACCACCGATAAACTGCCAAATATGTCTTTCTCTCTAATCCTGAGTATAGTTTATCAGAGCAATCTAAAAAGTCAATAGAAAATAGAATTCTCTAATCTAATCTTAATCTTTCTTGCCTGTTTTGTGATAAAATATCGCTACTCTAATCCTATAACCTATATATATTATATTAAGTACTTAAGTGAGGCAATATGTCAATTTCACATCGTCAAAATAGACTATTACGAAGATCAGATAAAGAATATTTTGAACTCTGGAAAGAATTAGGTACTTTAATAAAAGTATCTAATTATTTAAGAAACGCTGGAGAGATCAATCCTAAACTTAAACAGCCATTTTCTGAAATGACTATCAGAATAGCGGCCTATAGATATGTTATTGAATTCCCTGAAGAAGCTAAACCAACTTTTGATATAGAGTACGGCAGAGAACTCTCCGATAAAGAATGGGGAGAATATCTTGTAAAAACTGCTATGTCGGTATATGATACTAGTCCAGGAAAACTTAAAGGCTGGATTGAGAGAAAGGGAATGCAAAAATATGACTATATCTATTCCAAGCGATTTCCAAACGGAGTTATGGTCTGAGGATGAAATTGAAATATTCAAACAGTTTAGGTTTTGCTGTATAAACTGTGATGATAAAGCCATAGTTTTACATGAATTGATACCAAAATCTAAACTAAAAGATTGGAAACGTGAAGGAAATAGAATTCCATTATGCTTTAATTGCCACGAATGGGCGCATAAGTTTGGAACTAGACATTCTTACAAACTACTTGTGAAACAGAGGGATTTAAGGTTGATAGTACATGCCACTAACGGATGAAATTACAGAACTAGATAGATCACATTTTACTAGAGAATATCAAGAAGATGTGTTTATGGTTTGGTATAGAGCAGGTAAAGTAAGCGCACATGCCTTACTTGGCATAATTCCCGTTGATATTGACGGAAGAAAGCCAACTAGAACTGCTCTCAAAAGGTGGATACAGGATTTTCAAATTAGGGCTGAGCCTCTTGATGACATAGTAAAAGCCGAGATGAGCAATCTTCTAGTCAAAGAGAAGATTGAAATGCTTAATCGTCATGCAAAGGTGGCAGTAGAATTGCAGGAAAAGGCTTTAGATTATTTGCGTAATGTGAAAGATGTTGACTTGGGTTCATCTTCTGCTGTTCGTCTGCTGGTAGAGGGAATACGTATTGAGAGAATAAGTCGTGGAGTTCCACAAATGCTTGAGAAGATGGCACAAATGTCTGATGATGATCTGCTGAGAGAAGCAGAGAAATTATTACTTAGATCACCAATTACCGAGATTGAACCACTGGATAATACAGATTATGAACAAGAAAATAGCGAACTGTCCGATTTGTAAAGAGCAATATTATAGCATTTCAAAATCTATAGGTGTTTGTGAGGAACATGAAGATTGGATTATTACAAAGTGTTTCAAATGTGGAAGATTAAGTTTTTCCGATGAAATCGGGCTTTGTATAAAATGTGCAAAAAATATATTAAAATTATCTGTTCGAGATATTGAGGAATTTGAGTAGTGTCTAAATATTCTGGAGATTTGAAAACAGATGAAAAAGAACGTCTATATCTTCTGTTGGAGGAAATGAAGAGTAGAGGTCTATCTGTTCCAGAAACCGCATATAAGACTATCCTAAAATGGCCTATTGATAAGAACGGCTATTTTTCCAAATTAGATGGTAAATTCTATGATCCAAATCAAAATCACATTGATTTTTTAAAATCTAACGCAAGATTTGTTGCTTTAGTATCAGGGCGAGGGGGCGGAAAAACTGCTGTTGGATCACAGAAGGCACTAGAAAAAATTATGCTTGGTCAGCCGGGAGCAGTTCTAAATCCAGATTTTGAAAATTTCCGTATCGCTACTTGGCCTGAATTTAGGGAATGGATACCTTGGGATATGGTCGTACCTGCTCATCGGTATCGTAAAAATCCAGAGTTCAATCCAAATCAACCATTTACTATGGCATTTATGAATGGAGTTCGGGTAATTTGTAAAGGATTGAAAGACCCTGATAGTGCAAGAGGCCCAAACATCAATTGGCTCTGGTATGATGAGGCAGGTAGAGATAAAGACGGTCTTGCATGGCAAACTGCTAATGCCTCTGTTCGTGTTGGTAACAATCCTCAAGCCTGGATTACTACGACCCCAAAAGGTAAAAATCACTGGATATATAAATTCTTTATCAAGCAAGACATTCCGCAAGATGCTCTGGATTTATTCGAGAAGGAGGGAGGGGATAGAGAACTTATTGAAGTCTTTTACACTACTATTCAGGATAATATTGACAACCTTGACCCAGGATTTGTTGCCGCAATCTTGGCTACTTATCCCGTGGGATGGCTTAGAGATCAAGAGGTTTACGGTAAATTTGTTGATGAAACTGGTTCTCTTGGTGATAGAACTTGGTTCAATGGCAAGATTTTGCCCGATATTCCAGAAAGTGTTTTCAAAAGAGTAGTGTATTGGGATTTGGCAGGCAGCGAGAAAAAGTCCGCTGGTAAGAAAGCTGGTGATCCCGATGAATTTGTAAGAACTAAACTATCCATGTTTGAGAAAGAACCATTGCCAAAGTTTTGTATTGAACATCAATACGCTATAAAGCGACCAGATTGGGGGGACTTCAAAAAGATATTTGCTGAATGGGCAGAAAGGGATGGTGCTACCGTTACAATCTATGTTGAGGAAGAACCTGGAAGTGGAGGTATAAATCAGGTAGAGGAATTGAAACTTTACATCAAGGAGAATTTAGGTGTTGCTTATAAGGTTGTAGGGCATAATCCTAAGAAGTGGGGGGATAAGGTTATGAGAGCAAATCCTTGGTTTGCAGAAGCGGCCAATGGACAATTCTATATGGTGCAAGGGAATTGGAATGAGTTATGTTTAGAACAATTGGCGGGTTTCCCTGATAATGTTGACCATGATGATTATATTGATAGTATAAGTGGAGCAAGGATTATTATTGCTCCATTTAGAACCTGGAAGAATATTAGTTTTCTAAAGGTTTAGGAGAATTATGATGATAGGAGAAGCATCAAGAAATGTTGTAATGTTTGAACAGTCAGCACCTAAACAGGCTTGGTGGGAGGTTTTAAAGTCAAAACTTGTCCCACAAGCATTGCCTAAAATTTACATTAAAGTTTTCGATATGTATCGTGGTCAAGGAAATGTTGATTTTGCAAAGGCGAAGGCAGCAGGATATGAGATGGTCATTCTGAAATCGTCTGAGGGATTGTATGAAGATACAATGTTTGCAACTAACTGGCAGAAAGCATTAGATGCTAGAATGTTGATTGGAGTATACCATTTCTATCGTTCTAATATGACTGGAACAGATCAAGCACAATTTCATGTCAATGTTACTAGCAAACTTCGTTCTGCCATAAATTATAAATTGGTAAGTGCTTTAGATTTAGAAACCGCTGATGGGAAAGATAATGCAGTTCGGAAAACTCAACTTCCTATTTATTGGAATATTCTTGATGATTATATGCTTCCTGGTATATATAGTTCTCGAAATTATTGGCAAACATTGATGGATAACACAGTGTTACCTTCTAATATTTGGGCATGGGTAGCAGCATGGACTTCTACTGCTTCTCCGATTCTACCTATTGGATGGACAGAAGCGCAAACAAAATTCTGGCAATATGGAGTATATGATATTCATAGTTGGGCATTGCCTGTTTCTGGCGTTTTATCTACAAAAAATGTTGATGTAGATAGGTGGTTCGGAACATTGGATGATTTAAAAAGGTTCTTAGCAGTTCCTACTCCTCCACCTCAATTGACTTTAGAAGAGCGAGTATCTTCTTTAGAAGAGAGAGTAGACGTTTTGGAGAGATAGTTATAGTATAATTATGTTGCAATAATTGTTGCTAAGGCGAAGGATTTTAGAGGTTCAATATGCCCCGTGTAAAGACAACTGCTCCAATTCCAGATAGAGAGAAAAATCAGCGGTCAATTGATCTTCCTCTTTATCTTCAGCGTATAATTCCTCTTTTCAATCAACCTGCATGGTTCAATGGTGGCATTTGGCGTAGAGTAGTAGAAAGTCAACCGATTGCTGTTGCTTGCCGTGAGGCGTTGATTTCTCAAATGGTGACTTTGGATTGGAAGATTGAACCAAAAGATAGTGAAAAGCGAGATGAATATAAAGACGACATAGAATATTATTCTGAATTTTTCACTTACACTGGTGAGTATTGTTATTCCGAAATTGTTGAATGGATCATCAAAGATATGCTTGATATTCCATTCGGCGGGGCGGCTGAATTAGGATATGCGAATGATGATCCAAACGAACAGTTACTTTGGATTAAGCCGTTAGATGGTGCTACATTATGGCCTACTTTAAATAGTGACTGGCCTGTTGCTCAAACATTACTTGAAGCGGCAATGAAAACTGTTTATTTTCCTGCTCATGCCATAAATAGAATTTATATATCTCCTAGAACCGAAATTCAGATGGAAGGTTGGGGATTTACGCCAGTCCAAAAAGTGTATATGTCACTCGAAGCCTTGAATAGAGGCGACTATTATTACATGAATTTACTTTTGGATACTCCAGAAGCGGGAATATTAGACTTGGGGGACATGGAAAAATCTTCCGCTGAGGAATGGGTACAATCTTGGCGATTAATGTTGAATGGTATTGATCCATTCAAAATTCCAGTATTATATGAACATGAGAAACCTGTAAGTTGGATACCATTTACCAGGTCACCAACTGAGTTGATGTTTGATAAAGCAATTTTGCGTTATGGAGCAATTTTAGCTGCTGGATATGGGATGACTTTATCGGATATTGGCTATCCAACATCTACTTCTGGTGGAGATACCCTTGCTGGAACTATTCGTAATGAAAGAATAAGTCGGGCGAGTGGAAAAGGCAGAACAAGAAGCAAATTGAAATCGTTTTTCAATAAGATGCTACCTAAGTATCTCAAGTATGTTTATATTGATCTTGATGATGAAACCAGTGTAGCAATGGGCAGAGCAAGATTAGCTTCTTCAACGGCATTGGCATTACTGGTAGATAAAATGGTTCTTACTCCAGAGGAAGTAAGGCAACAGATGATAGCAGATGGACTAATCAATATTTCTATTCCGGAGAAGATACCTGCTGAATTAAAGAATAGACAACTTCCAAGTGCGCCAACTTCTGAACGTCCTGCAATGTTAGGTAAACCCGTTGCTCCGTCTCAGGGCGGATACGGAGAAGTAAGGAGTGAAATAGTTGATTGGGCACTAGAATATGATCCTGTATTCAAGTCCGTCTATGAAAGAGTAGAAGATGTGTTTGAGAAATTGCCAGAGGAAACTCAAGAATTAATTGCTAAAGGTTTGCAAAGATATTTGTATCAATATTCAATAAATCCATCTGTACTTGACGAAATGGGTTTATTGGATGATAATTTAGAGCAGAGTATTATAGATGAGGAGTTAGAATATGGCACAGCGAGGACGACCCCGCAAGATGAAGCAGTTGGAATTGCCAACTCTTGAAAATCAAAATACACAAGGAGAAAATGTAATGACAAATGAAATGAAAATTAGGCATGTTATGAGAGGCATCAACAAGAAAGGTATGTATGGTGTTGAAGGCGACTTGCCGGTTTCCGAAGTTGAAAATACTTTGACTGAGTATACTAATGCTGGTTATAAGTTGCTGAATGTATATATGATTGCCAACACACCAGATTTGATTAATTTGCTTTATATCTTTGTCAAAGAATGATCTTTTACATCTTTTATGCTGGTTTAGGAAAGTTATTCATTTTCCTTATCCAGAAATCGCCTTACATGAAGTTTATCATTGGCCTTTTTAAAGGTAGAAGTAAGAGATTTCTGGAGGAATTGTTTGGTTGTGACTTGTGTTTGGGGTTTTGGGTTTATCTGATCCTTGCCCTGTTATTTCAATATGCAAATGTAGATTATACAAATGCAAATGTGAATATTTTGGATATTCCAAATGCTCCTCTCATTTCAGCAATCATTACTGGAGCAATCACAAGTTTTGTTGTTCATGTGTTTAGCGTGGGATGGAAAGATTTATTCGGTACATTTGAAATTGGAGGCTGAGGATGCCTACGGGATCACTTCCGGCGAGTGGGAAGAAACTTTGGGAAAAAGTTTATGATACGGCCTTGAAAGGATCATGTAAGGATAATTCTGATCCTAAAGGTTGTGCTGCTGGTTCTGCATGGAAAGCAGTTAAAAATGCTGGCTGGTCAAAAGACGCTTCCGGTAAGTGGACTAAGAAAGCAGAACTCTCCGAATTCTCTATGACTATTACTAAGGCGTCTTTTGATAAAGCAACTCAAGAGATGCGTTGGTTAGCATCTGCTTCTGATATTCAAGAAGATAGTTACAAGGATAATATGACCATTGGACTATTCAATGATTTCCTACAAAGGATTGAAGCAAATGAAATTGCTCCAGAGGATTTTAGAAGTGATTTTTGGCAAGGAGGGATGCCTTATCTCTCTGTTAGTCATTACCCTGATCTTAATGGTGATGCTGTTCCTGGTGATGTGGAAGTAACATATATTGATGGTGATTATCTAAAAGCAAAAGGAAAATATCGAGATACTTCATTAGGTAGAGCATGTTT